GAAACACCCTGTGCTTTTAGCACCTGCGTACTGTTATTATATGTTAAATTAGCAGTAGACTTAGTAGGGATATTTCCTGCCCCTAAAGCCATTAGAACACGGTAAATAGTACTCTCACCGCCCGTGGAGGCAACCGCTATGTTCGTGGCATTAGTGGCAGTACCAGATGTAGCAGCATTGCCCCCGATACTCAAACTAGCTGCCGTGCCGGTCAGGCCGGTCCCCACCCCCGAAAAATTAACTGCTGTGACTGCTCCACCAACATTGAGATCTCCTTGCGTATTTACTGCTCCAGTAGCACTCGTTATCCATAACCGCTTAGTGCTGGCCGACATATTATATGCAAATGCTTCAAGATTTGTGTGGAACTCTAAATCATCACCATTTCTATATGCAACACTGATTAGTTTGCCACCGAAACAACCGATGAGACCATTGCCACTAAGATATGGAGAAACCGTGTATGTATTTGGGAACGCCGCAAATGCCACATTATTATAATCAGTTGCTACTCTTGTCTCAGCATAAGTACCTGCCCCTTGCCCAGTCGAGTATATTGTAGAACTAGCTGTTGCGTCAGCCTTGACAATATTAAAATCTGCTGTTCCAGACGTAGCCCCAATATCTAATTTGGTCGTAATATTAGCATTGGTGAAAACAGGGGTATCGCCTTGCCCTAAAGCATTAATCGTACCTGTACCCCGCATCGCGGACAGATTAGATTTTTCTGTATCTGTGAAAGCATTTGTGTCAGCGTTCGAGTCATACGCTACTTTTATCTCTGCGGCACTCATATCAGCGGTTGCACCAGATTCAATACCTAATAACTTTGCCTTCTCTGTTTTTGAGTATGAGGCAGAAGTTTCATTTAACACCTGGTCATTCCAAAAGCGTTTTCCCCTATATGTATTGTAAAATTTCCCCCCTGTCTCAAGCCGCCATATCACTTTGTGTTGAATGTTTGCGTTCCATTCCAAAGGCAAACCAAGCGCGTTATTTTCTTTCAAAAGAGTCGGGGCTGTTGTACCTGTTCCTGCTCCATCGGTGCCACTTAGGTATGTTACAATCCTGTCAACCTCTACGGATGCATGGGTGAGGAGAACCGTAGTCCCAGAATAAGAAACTGAGGAAATTGTAGCTTCAACTCCTTTACTGTCAAAAACCTGGAACCCATCAAATCCAGAAGAAGGAGTTAAATTCGAAGAACTAACCGTAACTGACGTTGTGGTGGCTGATGTAGCCATAAAATCAGTAATAGTAGGCGGTATGTATGGATAAGATACGGAGTCAAGGTAGGTTAAATGGACGTAACCAAGCCGATCTCCTATTGATTTCTTTCCAGGTAAGTCAACATGGATGCCATCGGCAGCTAGTAACCCATATTCTTGGGTATCAATTCTAAATATGTTTACATCTTCGGATGCTATTTTGGTCTGGGCATTGCGTATACTTTGCCAAGTATCTATCAAAGGGTAGTCAGTTTGTGTGAATAACCCCGTTGTCCTACCAAGTGTGCATATAGCTATCCCCACAGTCGCACTTATATCGGACCTAAGCCACGAAATTAGTGTGGTAAGGTTTGTATAGTATTTATCCTCTGTTGTAGGAGGGTCGACTAAATATCCTGAATAGGTAAAATTGTAGTCAGTCGTCTGATAGAAATCAGAGTCGTATTCCCCCTGCCACCACACAACGAACTCACAGCCACCACAAATAGCTAATGCAGCCAGAAAATCAGTGTACAAAGCGTCTGTCGACCAAGGAACCCCTGGACCTTGGCCAGGGGTTAAATCAAGCCATGATGACCCATCAGGGTACAGATTTTCGTCAAGCCCAGTTGAACCTACCGCATAACTAATGAAGCAAACCGGGACTCTCTCCGCAGTAACAAATCTTGAGGCGTATTTTATGATTCCATCTTCGGCTACTGCTGTGGTTCCTCCTGACAGAGCAGAAAAAGCACTATCTTCTTTCCTGTATTGAACTACTGCTGGCGCTCCACTACCAAATGTCGGTATAGTGGAGGCAGTTTCTCCTACTTCTGTTAGATCTCGATAAGTAAGCAACCGGGCATTGCTCTGGCCGAGTAATGCAACAAATGCCCCAACGCCAAATGAACCACTTACATCTGTGGTTCCTGTAGAGTCTGCAAGCCTAACCTCAATTTTAAACCAATCGTCTAATACCGCATGTTCAGACGAGGGGATTGCCGAGATAGTGGCCTGCCAACTAGCACCTGGAGTTTCTACCAAAGTCTGCCATGTACTATGCCCAGAAACTCCTATAAGACCTGTGGTGTAGTCAACTATGCGGTATTGTATTGATGTAGTTTCATCCGTTTGTGTCCCCTTTATCGTGACAGCGCCGTTACCGCTTACATCTCTTTGAACCATTGGAGCAAGAACGCCATCCACATTTCCTATAGTAGTTATTGCTATCGAATAGGCCATTTAAAAGTTATCCCCTATTCCTACAGTTAAGTCCGTTATAATTCCGCCACCACTGCCACTGACATAATTTCTAATCTGTGCCATAGTGGCCGTGGCGTGGTACACATCAAACGTATCACCAGCTTCCGTGGTAATCGTGGCACCTGTTTGAAGACAAGCTAAAGAAGAAACAGAATGCACCAAATCAAACCCGGTTTCTACCCTGCAATGGTTGGTTACTCCAGCAACGCCATTGATTATTTCAATGGCTGTTGTGCCGGTAATTAGGTGGTTGAGGGTAGTTCCTAAAGTGATGCTGGTTGCTGAGGCGACGGATGTTTCGGCTTGATCGACTTGTTGGACGTTGCCAGTAGAGACGCCTTTTGTTAAGCTTGCCCCACTCTGTACCCATGTATTAGGAGACGCCGTTTTTCGCCAATGTTCTCCTGTGCTCTGGATATACTGATTTCCGAGTGGGCAATTATAAAGGAGCGATTCCCCGGCACTGTTACCATTAACAACAGTGTTAGGGTCTGCATCCCATCCAAGTTGGCTATCGTCTGGAAGTGTGGTTGTGGGCTTAAATAATATTACCCTTCTTTCAATTTCAGAAATGGCCATCAGCTCACACTCTCCTGAATCCGTATTGTGCTGGCGGTGCTTCTCGCATTGGTTGCCTCAGTATCCAATATCCTGATTGTGTTTGGTTGCGGTGATATTTGAGTCAAGCACCATTGACCAACAACCGGAGCAACGGTATTAAGTGTAGCCTGAGTCGAGACATCTTTTATTTCAGCATACCCGGCATCTTGATCGAGCCATTGAAGAGAGACAAGTGAATAAGTAGTGGCATCAACATTCATGTCAGCTTCGTTTGCAAAAGCATCCAATGAAATATCACGAGTAACGAACCCCCCGTTGTTTTGGGTTCCCACAATGGACGCATTTGTTCCAGCATTGTTTGTTGGAATGGAAGAGAATGACCAATCACCGGTTCCTTTCGTGTCATCATCGTGAATCTGTAATGTTCTAGTCCATACTTTACCTGAACCGGTAAAACCTGCATCTTGCCATGTTCCGCCAACTCCGGTAGCAATTCCAGGAGCCCCAGCTAAATTTTGGTTTGACGTAGCTGTGATTGTGTAATTCTGTGCGCTGGTCCCATCATTTCCACCGGAGCGAAGTCTTGTTTGTGGTTGAGTGACGGTGACAATTGGAGCAACATCAGCGACTTCTATTGTTGTGTTTGCCGTTGTACTTGTGCCATTTGACGCCTTTGTTGCCACAATCCGAAAATTTGTCGAGCTATCGTTATAATCTCCTGGGTTTGTACAAGTGATTGTCTTTACGGCTTCATACATTGTCGCGTTGCTTGGAGTGAAATCCCCGTGTGGACTTGAATAGACTATACTTGAGAAGTCCGTTACTGTCGTTGTTACCGTTCCGGCCTCAGTGCCTTTAAAAGCAGATTGCCCAACAGGATATCCAACAACCCGTGAACCAATAACCGGTGATGCTTGATCAAGCGTGATGGAATTACTTGAAGTATGGCTAGCTCCTTCTGTGCCAAGACTGTTTTTTGCGATTAACGAAACCGATTGTGAACCTGAATTATTTGAAACAACTCCAGTTATATTAAACGTTGTTCCTGATACCGCGACCCATCCATTTCCATCCTGCCCTGAAAGCGATGAAAAAGCGTCTGTACCATCAAGTTTTATATGGGTTGCCTCTGACTCCTGCGTCCCGGTAATCGACAGTGTGTCGCCTTGTTTCGTTGCCGTTTGGCTGCCAGGGTATGAGCCTATAACAGCCGTCAGAATTGCTGGGCCAGCCCCGGCCCTCACAATATCTACTGATGTGGTTGCCCCGGTAGACGAAACTATAGGCACTGTCCTTGATTCGGAGACAGTTATTGTTTTTGATCCTGTGAAAACACGGTGATCGCTACCATTCTGAGAAAGCGTCACGGACTGTCCATCAATGGTGACTGCTGGACTCCAATTCACACCGCCCTCACATTGGATGGAGATGGTTACACTGTCATTATCAGTATTGGCGGACTCTACAACGGCATTTGCTGGTACGGTCCCGGCTAAATATGATTCTGTTACGTTTCCGGCACCTGTTACGCCGGTAACAAAGATATATCCTGTGTAAGTTAAAAATGCTGTATGGTCATAGGCTAATAAATGCCCTGGTAGTGGGTTTTCAGGAGTCCCATGAGTATGATCTTGCCTAGCATATTTTGTATCAGTTCCAACAGCAGGGACTACGCCAAAACTTGTTTCATCTGTGACAGTTGACGCTGGCGTTCCTGATCCACCGGAACCGGATGAAGTATTGCTCACAATGGAAAATTCTGAGCCGTTTGATTGTATTTCAATCGCTTCATTTTCCGTTGTTAAAACATAATTCGTATCACCGTCAATAGTACCCAATACTGTCACAGTATTAGCACTGGAATCAATCTTTTTTATTGTTCGGCGTATATCAACATTTCCAACTATCGAGGAGGTAGCAATCTCAACATTACCAGTGGTGGCATCAACGTAAACAGTGGAAATTGGTTCAACAATAGTATAATCGTCAATTACAGAAACAGAAGTATGTTTCATCGACGCTTCTAGCCGACTTGCCCCATACTTCGCTTTGATAGGGGTTGCCGCTTGAACAACGCCTTGTATTCTTGTGGTTTCAGGGACCCCGATAATAGTGGTACTCCGGCGAATAGATGCTCGAACCGTAATAGGGGACGTTACCCCTTTAATCGGGGTTTCCTGGACTATTGCGAAAATATCAGCCATTATGGTTTATTTGCTAAATCAGTTGGTTGAATATTAAATGAAATTTTGCCCTCAATATATACCTGAGCAAAATCAGAAGGATCAATAAAGAAAATACTGTAATATGCTTTTTTAAGGGTCGGATCTAAATCCTTTGTTACAGACCGAGAAACAGTATAGGGAAATGAGGCATTCGGGAAATCAAATGAAGCTACATTAAACGTAAAAAGTAGGGTGCTTGAGTCCTTTTCCTGATGCCTGGCTTCACCAAATGCACTCCATCCAGTAAAATCAAGGGGCGTTACTTCATCGTCCTCAAATAATTGCACCGTAGCTTTAAAATCAGCACCTATCGTAATTACAATATCATTTACAACCGGGGATTCAATCGGGCCTTCAAATACTGCCATACATCACCTATTCCGTTATGATTGTGTAAGGATCTTCGATGGAAACTTTATAAATGGCCTGGTACTCACAAAGAACCCCGCCAATAGGGTTTTTATCTGTTCCACCGGTAATATACTCAGATGTTAGTCTAACAAAGGAGTCTATTAAATCACCCAAATTTACAGACATTTCATCGGTGTATTTTGGTGCTGATGTAGCCCTATTCACGGCAATATTAATATCTGTTTTTAATTTTGTAGCCATATCAGATAGAGGTTCATCCCGCGTCTTGTCAAAATAACCGATTACAATATTAAGCGTATTTGTCTCAATACCGTATTCAGTAATTGATTCAGGTTCATCAACTATCCAAAATGAAATAGCAGGCAAATCACCGTTCTCAAAAGGCTTTAGACGGCTCCGTTCAATTTTCTGGACTTTAGTTTGATATCCGTAAGCGATATCAATATTCCAAAGCCGTTTTTCTATCTCATTTAAAATTTGTGTTTCCGCTGGAATCAGATTTGCCATTTATATTTTACTCCATGCTTCTGGAAGTTTCTTTGATAAATTAGGTAATACTCTATTTGCTTCCCGCTTACCGGTGGAAAAGAAAGCGAGCCTTGGTGGGATGTGAACTTGCTTTTTTAAAACAAACATCGGAATCATTCCTTTGCTCATCACAATCCAATTACCTGCTTTTGATTTTATAATAAATCCACCAGCGGAAAATATATCAAAAGCACTATAGCGTGTAACACCCGCCTTTGTTTTATTTCCTGACAACGGAATGTTTAAGTATGGCCCACCAGGTAATTTTTGATAGGCTTTTTTCGCTTTTACTGTTCCGCCGAATTCATGGATAATGGCGTAAATAATAGGTTTACCGGCGATGCTTCCACTATATACCCTTGCGTCAAGATCATTAAGGGAATCACCGGTGACTTTTGTCTGAAATGAACGGCGAAGTGCCCCTGTCCTACTGGTTAAACGAGTGCCATTAAATTTCTGTAAAACAGTCTTATGGACAGCAAGTGTCCTATCAGTAAATTCCTGTTTTACAATATCAAAATTAGCATTGGGGAACTCTTTTAAAAATTCTCGTAGTGCCTCAATTCCGACAACAGTAGTTTGAATTTCTGCTACCATATTTTAAAATCCCGCACCCATTTTGGCAGGATGAATATACTTTTGTAATCTGGATTTGACTTCTTTAAGCAAACCAAGTTCGGGCCTATTTATAGTGCCACCTTCTGTTGTAACAGATTGTGCCCCTATATTATCAATATTCTGATATTCATATCCCATTTGCATATAAGCGGCTCTTTGTACCGGGCCAGGTGGGGAAGTCTCATATCCACCAACATAATCCACTTCAATCCATACGTTACCACCAACCGCATTTTCATAATCGAATTGAGAAGAGTACCCCCCATGGGCAATATCAAGTCGTATTCCATAGGGGGTAATCTCATAAGCAGTTGTGGTGGATGAAGTGGCGGAAGTAACAACCCGAACCTCAGTAATTGACTCAATCGGCAGCCGCAAAAGTGGAACCATCCGAGACTCAAATGAAAGATTTACACGTTCATTTGTGACCGTGGCATATTCAAATAATCTTCCACAATAATCCTCAATAGCATCCTGGACGGATTCAACGAGAAACTCTAATTGTGGGTAATCTTCCACATCGTCTTTATCAAGCCCAAGAAGTTTTTTGAGCTTCGTAAATTCCACAAATGCAAACGCCATTATTCACCTCGCAGGAACTTAATTCCATCGGATTTATTTGTCCAACTTCCGCCCTTCTCAATTACCATTTTTCGGATGGCTTGCCAGTTCATATCCTCAAGGGAAGAGGGGTCAGGTTCAGCATCAGACTCAACATTAGGTTCAGGGATCAGGTTATCATTTGTGGCCTTCTCTTCACTATTTAAAATAGGGGGATTGCCTTCCTGATTTGCGATGTCCTGCTGTTTTACATCGTTTGTAATACTAGGGCCTACCGATAACTTTTCGTCGCTGTAACGCGCTGTTTTCATATGATCAACAAACGCCTCAGCAAGGCTATCAGGCAATTCGATCGGAACATTGGATGGAGTAAATTCAATAATATCCACCCCATTGATGGAACCTTTACAGGTTTTAGTGATTAATACTTTTTTCATCTTACTGCCTCCTGGTTTTGATTAAAAAAATAGGGAGGAGCTTTTTACCACTCACTCCCTATTTAGGTTAAAGATTAATTGATAAATTATGATGCTACAGCAGGCTCAACACGTCGAAGAGGGCCAACCATATTAGTAGCACTAAATACACAGGTTCCACCAAGTACAACAGAAGCCCGTACATAACGGCCTCTTGGATTCGGACATTTAAGTGTCCCACTTCCAGCGGCGGTCAATGTAACTGATACAGTATTTCCAGCAGTAGCATCTGGCTCGGCGGTATATGTAACACCATCATCAGAATATTGAAGAGTGGCTACAAACGAGGTTGCCCAAGTACCACAGGACAAAAAGATAGCAGCGGTTGATCCCTTCGTGGTATCAATTGCGGTGGTAGTGTAAGTGGCCGCCGTACGAGAGAGGGCGGTCAAACCTTCACTGATTGTAAAATTACTTCCAACGTCATGTCTCATTTTATAAATCCTCCGTAAGAATTATTTATGTTCGTTTATTACTAAAAATTAAAGGGCCGATTGAAGCCCACATTCCCAATCAGATAAGGCAACTACACCAGTCTGAGCAGCATTGGCCTGGAGCATATACAGGAAGGGAACAACAACCTCAGTAGCGTCAAAAGAAAATGCCGCCGTAACTGTCGGGGCCACTCCATCAATTGTGTAAGTAACCGCTCCATTAATGTCTACAAATACGCCAAGTTCCACTTCCGTAGCATCTGCTAAATCATCAGTGGTATCAGTAGTCGTGGTATCACCATTGTTTAAAATGGTTTCGATTTTGATATCCCCGGCAATGACATTCAACGCCGCCATTTCATCATAGTCATCAACATTGGCTTGATATGCCTCTGCTTTTCTGAAACCAACGGCAAAATCATCAGTTCCAGCAACCGTGGCAATTGTGACAGTGGCTTTAAGATAAAAAGCATCAGTACCAACTACAAATGCCCCGGTGGAACGTGCTGTAATGCCCTGCCCAATTTCCACCCCGTCATTGTCCGTTTGGTCCATGCCAATATTAAGACCGCCGGCAACAAGCGAGGGGGCGGTAATAGTTTGAGTACCTAGAATATGGTATTCAAAAGCATTATTGGGGAATAGCATTGCATTTTCATCGCCAGTTGTACCACCGGCAGCACCACCACCGATTTTAGCCGTAACTGGATTTGAGTCAAACGTCTCTTTGGTATGACGTGCATTGAGAGATAAAACATCCTCAGTGACATCATGCTCTTTAACAATTAATTTTCGAGTTGCTACATAGGGTTTTTCATACATTTTGACTGCTCCTTAAATTGTATGATTATTAAAAGTAGCCCCTATTTTTCAAGGGGCTTTGAATGAATCGTTTTACTGATTATGAAGCGGCAATCTTCAACAGACGGAATGCCTCAGCAAGTTTTGGAAGACCTGCAACACGCTTCTTGACGATGAAACCAACCATATCTTTTTCAGCGTATCGCTCGTTCAAACGAGTAATAGTAACACCGGAACGGTCACGAATCTGATAGAAAGAGAAATCACCAAAAGCAACTGGATAAGTTCCGGCGGCGACATCTGGCATTCCCTCAGCAGCTACAACACGCTTGCCAAGCAATGTGGCATTCGGGGCGTTTGCTGTAGCAGGATTCCACAAGTACTGACCATTTCCATCCTTCAATTGCATATAAGACCCCATGGTAACAGAATTCATTGCAAAAGTTCCGTTCATCCGATAAGATGAGTTGGTGGCTGACATCAAAGTAATCAAAGCGTCAATTCCATTATGTGACGCATCGGAAATAGCAGCGGCGACACCAGAAGCATTATAGTTTGCCTGAATGAGTGAATCAGTTGTAATACCCTGCGGGCGATTTCCGCCAGCGCCAGCAACAAAAGCGGTATCTTCCGCCTCAGCAATAACACGACCAAACGCCTGAGAAAGATCCCCGATGATATTCGCCTCAGTATCTTCCAGCGTGTTATTGGATACAAGATAAAGTGCTTTGAGGTCTTTAACCTCGTTACGACCAACACCAGCATCAAGATCCTGCTCAGAGATATCAAGTTTTTCATTGCCCCATGCTACAATCGGTTTGCTCAGGAGACCATTTACAACAACAGCATTACCGGTTGTGCCAACATCACAAAGCGGACGGATTACAGCGATATTACTTGCAGCAATAATAATGCTACTTTCCAGCATTTCAGGAGCAAGGAATCCACCATCAGCATCAGATGCCTGGCTCAATGAACGTTTTTCTTCTGAGGTCATTTGCTCAGAAGTAAAACCATATCGCAAATATTTATCCCATGCCCGAACAAGCAATTGTGCTTTTTCATCAAGCTCCTTCTCTTCGCGTTTTGGGGCCTCGGCCTTTGCACGCATCTCTTCAATTTCTTTTGTAATTGCTGTGAGGTCAGCAACCATCTTATCGACCTTTTCACGGGTCAAAATAGATTCCTGACCAAACTTCTCACGCTCCTGAATAGCGAGGTCATTTGCCTCCTTAAATTCAGCATGGATTTTATTAATTTTTTCAATCAACTCTCTTGTTTCCATTCTTCCCACTCCTTTTTTAATTGGGTTATTAAATGTTTGAACCTTTTGTTTTAATTACATTACTCAAACTATCAAGGGACTCTAACAGAGCAGCCATATCCGTAGGACTAGCGCCTTTATCTCCATTACATCCACAATTACATCGTGTTTCTGTACTACCAGCAAGAACTCGAATACGTGCTAATTCTGCCTCTGAAAATGTCCCCTTATCACGGAGTTGCTGGAAAAGTGAAGTAACAGCCTTTCCACGAACTTCCCGATAAACAGAGCTAATTTCAGGTGAAAATTCAGCAAGCCTTGTTCGTGCCTCCACACTAATCAATTCCCCGGCTTTCAGTGACCGTAATTCGTCGGCTGAAAGTGGTGAGTTAAGCGCGATATCTTCAATGGTTTTATCACCATATGTTTTTTCAAATGCGGCGGATAATTCATTTTTAATTGGATGGAATCCACGAGTAAGGTAAGCAGACATCCACTCAACATAAGCAGCGTGTGCCTTTTCCCATGTATCATCCATAGCGGCGATTTTATCATCAGGACTTAAATCACTATACCAAACATCATCCATGGTATAATAAAATGAGTTCATTATCTGGCTACCCTTCTGCCAAAATTCCATATCCTGTAAGGTTTCATTGAAATCAGTGGACCGAGATTCTTCACCGGCTTCCTCTGGTTCATTATTATTTTCCGGATCAGTATCTTCCTCATGCTCCGCTTGCTCAAACCGGGAACGAACATTGACTACCGATGTATTTTCATTGGCCCCAAAAGTGACGGGAGAAACTTCCCATAATTTCACTTCTGAGATATCAATAAAACCATCCGTTGCTCTTTTCTGTTTAACAATATCAAATCCAAAACTCATTTGATTAATGGTACCAGAAAGCATCTGAGTACGGGCCTGGTCAGCCCTTTCCACACCAATATCAAGTTTTCCATTAACCAATAATCCATGGTCATCTTCCCTGGCATCTTTTACGATGCCAATGGGTTCTTTGATATTGTGTTGCCAAAGTATTTTGATATTCCCGGCTTTCAAACGCTCCTGGATGGATTTCCTAAACGCCCCTCTTGTAAAACGAGTTCCGTAAGAATCAACATCACCCCAAACAGCAACGTAAGCCTCAAAAGTTCCATCTGTGTCATCAAATTTGCGGACTTCAAAACATCGGCGCTCAAAACCTTTATCGGTTCCACTATCACGAGTATGGATTTTATTCCAATCAACCGACTCATCCCCTATTGCCAAAATTGCTATATTAGGATTCATTCTATTGCCCTTCCCACATCGTTTTTTATTCATCGTTCCTCTCCTATTGAATTAAAAATAATTTAGTTATTAACACTATATAAATAAAGAAAATTATGGTTTACGTATCCTTCCCACTAACAAGAAATGTGAAAGAATATATTTTTTTATCAAAATTAGCAGAACTGATGGAACCAATAAATATCCCCTCTTGTAATGCCAACCGAACTAACGCGTATGTTTGGATTATTGATTGTAAATTTGTTTTATTGGTATCATTCGCATTAAACTTTACATCAAACGTCCTGTCGGAATGACTAAATCCAGAATGAACAAAAACAGCCCCACCGTCTAGCGTCTGTGTTCTGGTCACGCGCGGGGCTAGTTCAGTTAATTTATTTTCTGAGGAGAGCCTTATTTTAGCCATCCCGGTTATTGATGAACTTAGTGATGTTATAAATGCTATTTTCATAAACTATGCTGGCCTCTCATAAAATTGAAAACTATAGGTATACCCACGCTCCAAAAAATCTGTATTGGCTATGTAATCAGTTAGTGCCGTGGTGTTGTCTAAACCAACAAAAGAATCGGCTACTTTATTTTGAGAAATGACATCTGTAATAAACCACGAATTATAATTACGCTCAACGATAGTAGGCTGACCACATGTAGCCCTAATATTATTAGTATACCACTCAAGTTCATCGGTATATAAAATATCAAAATACGAATCAAGAGTTTCTGATGTAGGCGTGCAGGTTTGGTATGTTGTTGCTTGTAGTGGACCAATCTGAGTGATGAACTCTATTGATCTATTACAACCGTGCTCAACGCCATCTATATCCTCAAATGCAAATGTAGTCCAAAAAGAAGATTGGTAATTTGCGTAAAAATCAACATTAACTACTGTCCCGCCTTGATTAACTGTGACATGGCAATAACCTGTGCCGGTGCCAGTCTCAATTTTATCATAAAGTAGGCTGTATAAACTAACGGGGTCTAGGGCAATTCTCTCAGAACAAATAACTATATTTCCAGCAGTACACGAAAGCACATTAGTAGAAGTGCCAAATAAATCACTCACATCCACAGTTGCTGAGTCATAACCATACCATGTCCATTCCTGAACCCAGTCCTTTAAAATATAATTAGCAACGTCACCAAACGGAGGTAATTCAAAAGGGTGATCCCAATCCTGGGCCTCAATTTCAGTAAGTGTTGGCCCAGTAAAAACAAGGCTAAGTGGAACTCCTTCAGTAGTATTCCACACACCAGACCCCGTATTCCACGCGATATAAGGGTTGCCAGCTATAACACCAGCGTAGCTCTGTTCATAAATCCATGTGCCATTATACGCGTCTGAATACCCATTAGTATACGGTGTTCTTATTTCCCTGATTAACCCCGGTATTGACATCCCAGCAGGTCCACCGGCAGTGGAAAGTGATTGCGTCGTTATTACAGCCTCAACCTCTGCTAAAGTGGCATCCTGGACTAAGAATTCACCAGTCTCAAAATCGTACAAACTATATAATTCATCTGCATAATCTATATTGTTGGTGTATAACGGTGTTTTATTAAGTCTAATTATTAAATTAGCAGCACATTTAACCGGTGATTCTGTAAATCCAATAACTTTAGGCGTATTCCAATTATATGAAAATTGTACTAGTACTTTATCACCTACTTCAAACGCACGTGAATTACACGGTGGATACTCAATAGAAACAGAGAATAAAAGTGGAGTTTGATTAACATTAAGCCCCACCATAACTGCCGATGTAAGCACTACTGCACATTTGTCAGTGGTGTAATTGATTGCGTAAATAGTACCTTCCCTGTAGGATGGTTTCCATTTTTCGGTCCCGGCAAGCATAGCATAATTATAATAAGCAGATGCCGGTGTCATAAGGGCAGTAGGGCGTATCCATCCATCATCTGCCTGTGACCATGATCCAATATCAATTACGTTTTTGAACCCCCCCTCAATCACCGCCTCAGCAATAGGGACAGTACCTGTCAAAGTTTCATCATATCGTGTTGACCAAATAAAAACGTATTCCCCTGTAGTGATGGAATTTAATTTTACAATCTGCTTTTGGTATGAAGTCTTTAATAGCTTCATATAGGATATGGCATTACTATCTGTTTCCGTCAAAAGGCGCTCATCAATATCAGCAATACGTGCCTCAAAAACGGCAATACGATCAGTAATCCCAGTGGAATCATATTGCAAATAGACATAGTATTTCGAATTGCCTAAATATGATATAATTGTGCCCTTACCCATACCCTAAACACTCACTACAGTCATTGACTCATATCCAACAGAAACAGAATAGGTGATAGATTCCACTTCAAACGATAAGACATCATATGTTACAATGTCACCGGGATTCAAATAGATATCGACCGCCCCTCGAATAGTTTGTTTTCCATCAGACTGAATTGCTGTATATTGCACATTTTCTAATATTGCTGATTGCCCAACAACTGTACCTAAATTCGTACGCCCTTCTAAAACGGTGGAAGTATTAGTTCCACCCTCATAAATTGTGATTGTTTCAAAATCTACCCTAGCAATTTCCTTTCGAACAACATTTACCCCATTTAATTGGTATGACATTTCAATAACCATCTGTCCATTTGGCCTAGCAGTTATTTCATCATCGTAATCATTCCCTTTAACAACAACAGATAAAAATGAAGTAGAATCAGAGCCTCTTCGACGAGCCTGGAAAGATGTAATAGGAATTTCAATGTCGGTTGTTCCATCAGCACGCCCAGTTAAAATGAAATAATAACGTCTAACTACCTGAGAGCTGTACCGCTCAATAAAATCAGTGAGGTTTAAGGCTGAAAACTCCACTGAGAGAGACGAATTTACATTTTGAGGGATAGTGTACTCCGTTATAGTAAAATCAGCGGATAACGAAGAATTTACATTTTCCTCTCTTATCTGTATTGGGAGGAAAGAGACTGATAAGGCTGAAGAGTGTGTAAGCTCTTTTTCATATGGTTTATCAGCAGTGAATGAAACAGAAAGGGCACTAACATTGTCAAAATCTCCGGCAGTCTGAGTGATTAAAAAAGAAGTACTTAAACCGCCGGAAAATGTAATAACACACTCATAGCCGATTTCTACTGAAAACGCGGTAGATAAAGCGGATGAAAATGGGACTACTTCTGTCTCATATGCTGTGTACGGTTCAGTTGGGACTGTTATAATATCAGTAAGTCCTACAACAGGAGCAGCAGAAAAATCATTTGCATCTGTAATGCGTGCCTGATCAATATATCCATCAAAATAATTACTACCAGCCAAAGACCCTACATAAAGAACACCAGCAAAAGCATCTGTATCCGCGTCGCTTACATAGGCCGTCTGTGATCCGTCCAGATAAATACCGTATTCATCAGAAACCTTGCAAAGTGCTACATGATGCCAATTTGTGTCTGAAACTTCACCACCGGCAAGAGTGACGATAGTAGTTCCGCCAGAAACGACACGGAATTGGAGTCCTGTACCATGGACATGCTCAAGCACCCAGTAGTTGTTGGCATCCTCATATTGACAAATAAGCGTTTCTGTGCCAACGTGATCGGTAAACTTTGCCCGTAAATCTATCGTCTTGTTTGCCATTTATGCAATATCCCAGTTTCCGGAGTCAGGAATTGCCACATAATCCCCCGTTCCATCAAATTTCCATGAAGAATTGAAACCTGTATCGGTCTCTTGGGAGAGAACAATTCCGTCTGTGAGAGTGACGTTGTGGTTCTCTCCGCCTACTGCTGAATTCCCACTTGGCTGCAGAAGTAGTTTTGTATTGGTGTCAGATTCAAGAGGAGCAGAAGGAGGAGTAAAACCACTCTCCATACTCCTAGTTGTCCCAGTACTAATCCTAATAATCGGGATAAATCCGTCAAAGTAATACACGCCACTTGCGTACGGATTTATCGAAGCAATAATCAATGGAAGACCAGAAGCAGTTTGTATTGTACGTGTACTTATATCGTGCGTGGTCCCCTGCTGGACTCCATCAATAAATATTTTTAAATCCGCGCCATTCCGGACTACCGCGAAATGGTAAAGCCTGTTGTTAACTGGGGTAAATCCAGAAGAGACATCAACCCTTGTTCCACCATATCTATAAGAAAAATATAATACACCACTCCCACCATTATCATAAAACCACAACCAATAATTGTTTGTAGTAGCAACATCATTTCCCTTACCAAAAAGTATGGGGTAGCTATCACCAGACGGGTATGTAGTATCTTTACAAAACCACCCATCTATTACAAAGTCAGCACTGCCAAGTTCTAAAGATGCATCGTCTGGTATAGACAAGTATTCAGTTGCCCCATCAAGCTCAAATGCCCCATCCCACCAAAAAGTACATCCTGAAACACCAACTACTGTAACAGTATGCCCCGTGCTACCACTATCAGTAAAACTAGTAGGTGTCCCCCCTTGTATCCATCCACTATCTTCTGTACTATCAAACTTGATATATAATTTCAGGTTTGAATCCTCTGTTATATCTGTCGGAGAAGTAGGAGGAGAATATGATGCATCTGAGTTATGAACGCAGTTACTGTAAACACCAACATGCCCAATATATCCTTGGAACATAGTGCCAACACCAGTTAAAGAGCGCCTACCAATTGAAAGAGAATTCGAATAATTTTGGAATGAAGAAACACTGCCAGATCCCCCCAAAACACCATTAATAAATATCCTAAGGACACCGGAAGAGTAAGCCAGCTCAACATAATTCCACTTCCCTATAGATAGTGGTACGGTGGTTGCAATATATGTTCCAGCTCCATTTGTATAAAATCTTAGGATATCACCAGATCCTCCCTCTACCCACCAACCAGTATATGGGGATGCGTATAATGATTTCCCAAATAGCTCCTTATTATTTATTGTAACTGTTGGAAAAATCCAAAGCGCGATGGTAAAATCTGATGTGCCTGGTTGAAAATCTGTATGGTCAGGCACCGTTAAATAGGATGATCCATTAAAGAACCCAGAAGTCCCAACCAGGCTATTCCCCTCAGCCCCGAAACTTTTCAGAACAGGGGTGCCATGAACAGTTATCTCATGGCCAACGTTCCCCCGGTCCCCAAGGCAAGGCAAGAGTAATTTTGTATTTACGGTATTACCGGCCATAATATTAAGCTATTGCTGTATCTTGTGCAGTCGAAGTGACTTGGACCTTTACCACCGTGCCAGAAATAACTCCAACCGGTGAACTAAATTGTGCAGCCGCATAAAGTGTTCCACCACCTGCTGTATCACCCTTAGTAGCAGCACCAGTTCCACCACCAACAAGGGCACCACCATAAATAGTTACACTACCATTAAATGTGAAACTCGCCTGGGATGCTGAATTATCCACGCTGGAAACATTGCCCGTAGTTGAAATAGTTCCAGGAGTCCATGCTACACGATTTGCTTCATCATAGACAGTTGATTCAGTATAAACCGGAACGGCGTATGTTTCACTTCCATCAATTGTTGTATTCGACTCAAACAAAGCAACCTTCCATGCTGTTATAGCTGTCCCACCTTTATGGAGTACGTCAAGTAGATGTTCCAATCCCTCGTCAGAAATAAGGTTTTCAAAAGTCTGCTCAAAATCTTTTTTCAATTCTCCATCGTACCAATTAAACCGCTCAATCTTCCAAAATGTTTTAACGCCGGTGTTATTCATTGTGCTACTCTCCTTTTTATAATCCTAATAAAAATTGGCTTTGTTCTTCCGTTACCTGGACTTGCACCCGTTTTAATATCTCAAACATAAATGCTTCTATGTGTGGTTCTAATCCTTGCCCTGATACCGTTATCATCCCATCACCTTTTTGTAATGCCGCTCTTTTTGCGTCCATATAAGCAATGGAGGCATTGGCAAGCCGCTCCTCTATAGTGAGTGCACGTTCCTGTAGTTTATTTTGCGCCTCAATTTGGGCAATGATAGCATTAAACCCTTTCCTTCCACTAGCTGATCCTAAATCAAAATCACCCAATATCCCAAATGCGGCTGATATAGCCTCACCGGTAGATTCGAATAATTTACCAATAGTCTCTGATTCACTTTTTATTGTGTCAAAAGCGGCTTCCACTTCAGCAATATCAACCTTTGCCTTCCATTCTATTGCTTTTTGAACTACGGCGGCATTTTGTTTTAATTGCTCGATTTTAAAATCTGCCTCAATTTCAAGCTTTTTCTCAGCAAGTTTCTGGATCTCGGTGAGTTTCTGTTTGGTATCCTCAATCGGTTTATCAACTTTTGCGGTATCGGCCTCCATCACAACGAAATAAGGCTTTTTTGTGAGATCCGTAATTCCATTTTCAGCCCTTGCTATGGCTAGTTGGGCGTCATCGCTGTTGACATTTATATTTTTAGGAGCAACAAGACCATCAAAAAATGATGCTAACTCAGCGTCAACCTTTGCCCAATCAGTGCTTATGCCTTGTACCTCTGACTGTACACTTCGCGCCCCCTCCTTCATTTTATCAGTGGCAACAATAGAAGCATCACCCGCCTTTTCGGCCTCTTCCGTTGTGCCTACTAAAGTGTCTTTGATGGCAATAAGATTGGCATTAGCCTCTTCCGAATTACGAACAAGGTTTGATTTTATCGCATTTGCTACATTATCTAAAGAGGCTACTGTAGCATTAAAATCAATTTTACCAAACGAAAGTACTTTTATAGCTTCATTCGCCGTAAATGCTAAATCTCTAAGTGCTTGGATAATAGCAAATGCGATAAAATCAAACGTAATCTGTAAAGAATTAGCACCAAGAGCGATAGAATTAAATACAATCTCAAAAGCGTTTTTAAAGGACAGGCCGCTCTCATTCATTAAAGCAAGCGCCCCAGCTACTTCTAATCCTATTGTAGTAATGGCTTGAGCGGCACCTAGAACATTACCAAAGTCTTTTACCATTTCAGATGAAAATTTATCTGAATCCTGAATGGCTTGCCCGATTACGTTAAAGAATGGTTGGAATGCCTCAACTATTCCAGCGGCGGATTCGACAATAACAGCAAATCCATTTACAACTGCCTGTAATGCTGTAGTAAGTCTATCAACAGTAGTTAAATCAATATCACCAAGTATTGAGGCAAAAATATCTCCTATTTCACCGCCTAAACCAGATAAGGCATCAAGTAACCGGCTAAAATCTAAATTATCAAACGCCTCTGGTAAATCCTGCGCGATGGAAACTAGATACCCTTGTAAATTATCGAGCTGTTCTTTTGCTTTATCAACTAGTTGTTTAAATTTATCCGTGCCAATAAGGCTTGTTAAAGCAACCTCAATATCAGTAAATCCACCAACTACACCAGTCGCAGCAGAAATAAATTGATCGCCAAAAGTCTGAGCAAAAATATTAAAGGCCTGGCGGGCTATTCCAATTTTTGTTTCAAGCGATTCAAGCCTAATAGCAACTTCCTGTGCCGCCGATCCGGCAGAATTTTGAGCTGTTGCTGTTATTTCAAGAATTTTGTTATAATCTGATAATGATGAAACAAGCTTTCCAGTTTGGTATATCCCAAACACTTCTTGAGCAATGAATTGCTGCTGTGCGTCTGTTAGAGTTCCAAATTTAGGGGCAAGCTCTTTGAGAATATCACCAGATGTTTTTAATTCACCGTTCGCATCTTTCTGGCTTATGCCGATGGATTTTAAAGCATCAACTACCGGCTTGGAATCAGATGATAAACGAAGCAACCCTGTTTTAAATGCATTGCCTGCTTCTGTGCCTGATTGGAATACCTCAATGACGGGGGTAATAAAACCGGTCATTTCCTCAATGGAAAGTCCCGCTAGTTTTGCTATTGGTGCGATAATGGCGAGGGCGTCACCAAGTTTTTGTGAATCAGTTGCGTATTTATTGGAAACGGCGTTTAAAATATCAACAATATGACTTGCTTCTGATGCTTCAAAACCAAATCCTTTAAGCGTTTTAATCAGGATATCAGTTGACTGCTCTGCTGATACCTCGCCAGCAATTACTAAATCAAGCCCGGTTTTCACAAGTCCAAGTGATTCACTTAATCCAAAACCAGCTTGAACAAAGGTGGCTGTACTCGCCAATTGTGAAGTAGCAGCTTCACCATATGTAAGAGCGTAATCTTTCGCTGCCTGTTTGGCTAAATCAAGTTGTTCCTGGTTTTCTCCTAAAACTTTCTGTAAATCTGAACCAGCGGCTTGAAATTCTTTGGCCTCATTGACTGCGAATGCTCCAAATGCTAAACCTAATCCCCCCGCGCCAAGGATTACCTTTTCAATCAGTTCAGCAATATTAGCAAGTGGCTGTGCCGCCGCTTCCACCCCATCCGTAATAGCAGAAAAACCACCAGCAATATCACGTATCGTTGTAGAGGTTTTATCAGTACCGGCAAATATTATTTCAATTGTTTTTTGGAGATCAGCCATTTATTTTTTGCTCGCGTATTCGGTTATAAAGCGGGACCACAATAATATTTCTGTTGTTGTTAAAAATCCCTCTGGAAAGCGGTGTGGAAGTACTTCAAACAAAAACCGTGATACTCCCCTACCAGGTCCACCATAGCACAAGGCCATAGTAGTTTTTATTTCATCATCATTCCAGAGGGTGTCTACTTTTCCTCAATTGCTCCTAACCCTGTCAATTGTATAATGGTATTAAATAACTGCTTAAACTCAATAGGGTATGTAGTCGCTAATTTGACCACTCCTTCAAAAGTAAATGCGGGGGATACTATTCCCTTATGGACTATATTTAAAGCCCGTACATGCGAATCTGGGACATCGTCGCCACTAATAAAATGGAATAGTGTCTTCATTGCTTTTACAACGTCCTCGGATGCTATATCGGCAACCTGTTTCCTGGCTTCCTTATTCATCCCAACTTCCAAATCAATAGCAGCTATTTCTGCCCCTTCCAAATTACGGACGATGATTATTGGGATTGTGTTTTTTGGATAGAATTTTTTTAATGATGGGACCTGTATTTCTTGTGTTCGATGTTTAAACTGAGTGGCCTCAAACAAGCCTAAATCCATTTCAGTGGATGCTATTGGTTTTTTGACTTCTGTTTTTTCATTTGCCATGTTTATACTCTCCTGGTTTTAATTCCCTGGATTGTAATAAATAGATTTCAGCGGGGAGGGAACCAGGGAGAAACCTACCCCGCCTACTCTCTAACTATTAAGCGGAAAATTCAGCACTTTCCACTTCGGATGAAATAGAAACGGTGGCCTGTACTTGCGTTCCGGCGGGAAATGTACGGCTTAGTCCAACCGTTCCCTGTGTAAGTACGTAAGGGGCCTTATTACGATTTGGGAAAAACTTTACAGTAAGCTTTTCATTTTTCTCAGCAACAAGGGCGTCCGTTACACCATCAGATAGTAGTGCTGTAAAAGATCCAGCACCGAGTGATTCAGAAAAGGAAGCGATTGTATCACCATAAATCTGCTGTGAACTGGAACTATGTGATTTTTCAGCCGGTACAAAATCAACTGTCCGGGAAAGGTCTGAAAGCGCCGGAGTGTATAACTCAATATAAACACCTTTTGTTACATCTGCTGTGTGGATGGTTGGGAGAGCGGAATTGAATTTAATATGGGCATACTTCTCAGCGGTGGTATCAGCCTTTGCTCCATTTCCAATGTTGTTTTCTGTCCACAATGGATAATCAAAACGCTCTGTATGAGTTCCATCAACCTGAAAAATCTCACTTGCAGCAATAGCACCAGCGGCCTGAGTTGTTACGCGGATCTGGCCAATCTCGACGGAACCAACAGGAATGTAAGGAGGACCACCATTTGCTCCGCGTGTTTCTGAAAATGCGGTTGTAGCAGAATCAACCCCGGCTACTACGGCGATAGTACCAGAACTATTCATCGTAACAGAATTAATTTTTGCGACATCACCGGCTGGACGGGTGATTGTGGTAGTAGTAGCCGTTACAGTGTGAAGCGTTCCTTGGCTATTCGCCGTAAATCCCGCCACTGTCACAGTGTCATTTGTTGTGTGAGTGGAAAGCATATTCCGTCCGGTTACAACACCGTCAACTACAACATCCGGCTCATACCCCTCCTTTCCACTCCAAACATTTGAACTGGTTTTAGTAAAGATTTGATTATCCCCACTATCCGTCATTGCCGCCATACTCACCAAAGTCTGGCCTAACTCAATCTGAATTTTTGCATTACTTGCGGTTGCCATAACACTTCTCCTTGTCTGTTTTTATTTTTATTTGTTCTTTAAAACAAAGTTATCCACAATAATGTAGTTATTTTCTGATTCAAAATCTATTAATCCTTGGTAAAAATCCATCCGCTCTACATGTTGGATGGAAACCTTTTTTAAATTACTCTTTACCCAATTATTTATATCAATTTTTGGGGTTTTTGATTTACCGGTATAAAAAGCTAAAAAATCGTTTGTACTGAACGATTCTGCTCTTTTATAGCCTCCTATACCTAAAACCTCTTGTTCGGGTCTTACAATTAAGGTTTGCCCCATTCCTGTAGTTAATTTAATGATTGTAGTAGGGGTGGTTTTAACGTAATCCGGTAAAGTGCCCCCTAGCACGATGGAATTATGGTTTATTTGCATTTGGTCCCTCCTTTTTATCTGAATGTCATCGCACACCGACAATTGACTCTATCATCGGCACTTAAGTTATGATCAAGTGGATAACGGGGGTATTGTCCATTGCTTGACGCCACTCTTGTAAACTCCTTATCAATATCAACGGTCTCACCTCTGCGTCTCACATGTAAATCGCGAACATTTACAATACTATCACGCCAAACCTTTTTAGTGGCCCCTGATAATCTAGCGGCGGTTAATTGTCCCATACTTGCTCCGGTGCCAATAGATGTACGGGCGATTCTTAATGCTCTTTCTGGACTGAATACCCCGGTGTCCTGAATTGCTTGCGTTATATCAGCAATAGACGAACCATTTTCAATTCCATCCAATACCTGTGCAATAATTGTATCAACCGTTGTGGCATCAATAAATCCCAAATCAACTAAGATTACTTTTTCATCCTCAAGTGCTTTTCTTATTTCTGCCTCAACTTGATCATCAAATGCGTCACGGGTCTCAATTACAACCTGTTTACCAAAAGAGATACCAGCGTCAACATAGGCATTGGTGAGGGCATTCGTAAAATCCTTATTGCTGGTCTTTATCAATGTGGATACTGTATCCTCAACGGAATTCATTATCTTATTCATATTGGATTCTATCTTATTTCTGATTCCATCCAATACACTGGAAATAGCAGTGGCATGTTGATCGGCTAATTCATCCTTCTGTTCATTTTCCTTTTCAATATCAAAGTTTTCTTGTGCTCTGATATTTAATTGTGGTTTCCATTCCCTTACTTCTATTCCATCGTTATTTGAATTAGTGGCAGCAGGGCTATTTGCTTGTTTAAGGCCATTAAACGGTAAATCCCATCCAGGGTATTCTCTAAGCCCTAATCGTAGCTTACGGTCAATTTCCTGCATTGGAATACCACTGTCATAAAAGTTCTTTACTGTACTGGATTGCTCTACTAGGACTTGTTGAAGTACAGCCACTTTTGTATAGTCAGCGGAAACCTTTTGGTCTGCCGTTAATACCCCATCCAGTCTAAGGCTAAATGTCATTGTTTCAGCCACAATTGAAATCAATGGAATAATACGGGACCGCCATAGAATCAATTCAGATACCATCAAATTATTATATGTGGATGCCTCCGTTGCTCCTACGAGTTGTGGTGATACACCATGAGCAGCTAAGATTTCATTTCGATTATCTTTCCTGGATTCCTTATAATCCATTTCAGATGGAGTGGAACTTAGTCGGGTATAACTGGCATCGCCACCAATAAAGGCGGTCCCTTTAACATTTTTCTTACCCTGGTTCCTTTCTTGCCATGATTCCTTTTGTGTGAGTAATTGGTCCCGGGTCATCACTTGTTTAAATGAAACAATACCTTCCAGCACTCCATTATTTTGCATTGCTGATTTCGCAAAGTCCTGTTGTTCATTATCAATATCAACAATCTTTGAACATGCCATCAATGGACTAACGCCTTTTACCGGGCTAGATGGATCGATAAGTTTAAATGCAATTATCTCTTCCGGCAGATATTCAACTTTAATATCTGTTGCTCCATCCTTTGGTATCCCATATCCATCAATCATGTACTCAATGTCTTTGGATCGGATGGGAACCAATCTATCAGGAGAAACAGGCCAGAATCCACCACCTGATTTTGAGGTCGATGTTTTTATTTTTTTAAAATAACCAACACCAGCAAGCAACAACCACAAATAAATTAATTGGTATACATCCCTCCTAGACATTTGTGGATTTGGATTATCCAGAATTGTTTGGTAAGGGTGGCTGTCTATCCGCTCTCCGTCAAGGTCTGTTATATCAAACGGGACAGATGCCGCTTGAAATGAAATTAAATCATTTGAGCGGTAAACCCATACAGACGATTTCATTCCCTCCTTTACAGCTTTTTTAACAGAGATATCATTATAGACGGCCCTTGGCATCCCTTGCCGTAAAGTGGAACTATAAACAAGATTCCGTTGTTCAGCCATTCCCGGTATTGGTTTACCGTACTGATCATATAATGTAAGTTCGTCCATAGTGGATTATTCCTGTGTTCTGAAAATGAAAAGGTAGTGGATTATGGCGTCAGCAACAGAATTGTTTGTTGTGGTGACTGTAAGGGTATTTGTTACGAGTGGCTCAAAAAATGCGGATGTTGTAGCAGAGTATGGAAAAGTTTGGGTTGTAGCGTTTCCATCAACAATATTATCCCCGCTTGTTCCAATGTAATCTTTACCGATGGAATCAACAATATCTAAATCACTGTTATCTGTTGGGCTAATTTCTGAGGTGGTATTCCAATAATCAACCTCAATTAGTTTGGAACCTATTACCTGTCCATCAATATCAAATGACGGAAATGCCCCAGTTACATTATCACCCAGACATTCATATTCCACCGTCATATAGTAGGTACGATATTTGGTTACGGAACCAACCATATCACAAGATGAATTTGCCGCTAGAGTGTCACTGATACCCATAAAAAGTAAAGCCATTATCAAAACAATCTCAAATACTCTTTTCATACTCTCTTCTCCTTTGTTATTAATTTAATATTGATCCCAGTCCGGTATTTCCACCGTTTGGTTTTTTAGTTCATGTGTACAATCTGATAAAAATTGTATTTTTCCATCCTTTATAAAACTGTGACAACATTTTTCAGGACGTCCTTTTTCTCCATATTCCCACCGTACTCGTAATGACGGGCTAATTGTTGGATTATCTACATCTCCATTAAACGTCCAGCAGGGCATTCCAATATTCGGAATAGTGTTTATTGAATGCAAAAGCCCACATCCAGGACAATGAAACAAATAAGAGAACTTTTGCTTAACATTCTCGCCATCATGTTGTTCTTTATAAAATTTTGCCATTTTATTCTCCTATGCCCACGCCATCACAATTTCATTGTCCACTGCTGGCCAATAGAGCATCATAATGGAATCGGCTTTATTTGGTGATGTTGAACCACTTGGTTTTTTATCAATTAAAATTCTTCCACGTTTATCATATTTGACTATTGGTTGTGATAGCTCTTCCACAATCTCATGGATATTGGAAAGCGCACTTGGTAAAACAATTAATTCATCAAATGGAATTTCGATACCTTGCACAACTACTTTATATGTATTTTCAAACCGCTGCCGTAGTTTCCACCATCCCTGTGCTTTGAGATTAGCAAAAAAATCTTTATTGATTGGTGTATCTGGATCATCAGGGATTATGTGCATGTCAGGATCTAGGCAGGTGGCCCCGGCATCCCATTTGACAATTTGAAGGTTTTTCAATTGCCCTTCATCCATTAAGCGGTTTACTTCTGCTTTAACGCCACTTCCAACACCAATACAATCGTAATCCAGCCGGTGGCTTCCATTAACATGCATCCTAGCAAGTGCTTTCCTTGCTGTTACACCAGTATCCCTCTCATGCCACTCTTCCACTTCGGTTAGGATAATACCTTTTTTGGTAGCACAAGCATTGCTATCACCATCATCGGAATCACCAACATCAAGTGCCGATGAAATCATTCCATCCATTTCCGATTCTGTAAAACCCAAAACAATATGAGCGTCAATAGCAGCCTTAATCCATGCTGGTGGAATACATGCCCCTTTTACAGCGGCTGAATAATCCCGATCAACTTCCTGAGCAAATACATGTAGTAAACCTTCCCGTTCCGCTTTAGCCCTGCGTGTTTCATACCATTCCTGAGTTTTATTGGGATGATCACGCCAATCAAAAATGAATACTTTAGTTGATCCCTTTGGTATTTGTTTTCCCGGACTCCATACTACTCCTGATTTACGACGGCGAGCAAATATATTGGCGGTTCCGTTTACGCTGGATATATCAATTTGGACATTGGTATTATCACCAAGTGCCGCTTCAATCTTTTCAGGACGTTCATAGTGCGCCGATTCGTCCTTGAAGTATATTGATTTCCGTCCACCACGCCCAATATTATCACCCGCCTCGCCGGTAATTGTAGCGCCTGTTTCTGGATTGGTTACTTTCATGTATCCGGCATTGTATCGGATATCAAAATCTTTTGGCCAAAAAAACCTTGGAAGGTGGTCAATTATAATTCGGATCTTTTCAAAAATGCTATCTGGGTCACCGAGCTTATCAACAAGCTGTTCCTTGCGACTACCAAATCCAACCGCCACTCCATCGGAAAACAACCACATCCAAACGGAAAAAGCAGCACATTCCCATGTGGCACCCATGTCCCTTGATTTTTCCACCAAACCATTTTCCTGATCATTTATACAATCCTGTAGGAAATAGATAAACTCAATCTGTCGGGGGAACAATATAAATGGAAGAGTGGTTGGTAATCCAGATGAAACATTCCGTGGATCATATGTTACACACCAATCATTTATAAATTCGATTGGTCTAGTACGGTAATACTCTTTTGCCCCAACAATTAAATCATGATTGGAATTGAGTAATGACAACCGTTTTGCACGAGCAATAAAAATATCTGTGTAATTTGGTGGCCAGTTTATATTGATAGGAGCCGTCATGATTTTATTCTTTCTCACCCTTTATCATTTGGGCATAAAGTTGGGCGGCATCTTTTGGAGACATATCAGAATTAATTGTTTGAATTGGAGCACCGTTTGGACCTGAATGTTCCCGCTTATCAGCCAGTCCTAAATCACGTGCAATTATGTTTGCATTTAATAGACCAGCAGCAGCTCCCGTAAACTTTTGTTCCCTTATAAATCGTTCCACAAAGCTAGTGACTTCTAGGAAGTCTGTGCCCCTTTTTTTGTAATTATTCCATGTATCATTACTAATACCAAGGAATATATGCAAACCATCAAAGGTCATAGCACGCATCTTCTTGACATTGGTTAAAGTGATATCCCCCATATATGGAAATGCTTTTTGCTCATATAGTGGATTATCTTCTACCCACTTAAAATACTCTAGGGAAACCTCTAATAGATGTTGTGCTGTTTCATATATTGGTGGTCTTCCATGTATAAGTCTTCTTCTCCACAATTCATTTCCAGGAACAAACGGTGTTATAATTGTTTTGTTTGGTTTATTGTTGAACTTTGTTCTTTTCGCCATGGTTTTTGTTTTGGTTTGTTTTTATTGGTGAGTAAGGTTTGTTTTATAAAAAATAATTTAGTTATTATCAGTGGTTTAATAAAGAAAAATAAAGAAATTATAAAATATTTAAAATAAACCTTGTTTTTATTTTAAATATGAATTATTATGGTTTCTAAAGGGCATGAGAGATCAATTAAAACATTAGGAGGGTAGGATATGAAAGCAGGAATGAGAGTAAAAACAATATATGGGAAGATTGAAACAATTATGGTTATCCAGGGATGCCAGGTTATCACATATGAATCAGCAAGGCGTGGTAATTGGTATCATATAACCAAAGTATTTTCAATATAGGAGGAATAGGACATGGAAATGACGCCAACAGTTAACAAAACTATGTTTTTATTTAGAAAATATTTCTACATAGTAAATAGTTCTATGGGTATTGTTGGGTATAATAATATTTCAACAGGAAAATATAAAATCTACAAATGCAGAATTGTGATAGTTTGTGAAGATGCAACAAATATGGAAGATCAAGTAAACTTACTGGTAAGAAATGCCGATATGGCAGAATTGCTTATTGGAAATATTTTTAGAAGGATTCTATAAGGAGAAAGATCATGGAAATGATACCTACCTGTACCTGTGGCGAATGTAGAATTATTGAATATTTAGAAAATGACGCAGTTTTAAAAACTTGTCCAAAATGTCTGGATAATTGGTGGGGTGATCCAAAGGAGGTAGAAAAATGAGAATGTGGGATATTGATCCGAAATTGTTATGTAGAAAGCATTTATTAGGGGAACATGTAGAAATGCACATGTTCGTCGGCACTATCAATAAAAATAAATCTGTTAGTGGGTATCTTGAAAAAGGATTGGTTGAAATTCACAATATCAAAAACCGGCATGAATTGCTATCGGCTGAAATGGTAAAACGTGGATACAATCATAAATCCCCATTACCAGAATTTAAGGCGTGGGAAGCTGGAAAAGTAGATATCCAAGCTAATCTTATTGATTTGGCAGGACGGTGTGAGGAGTGCCGGGGGAGAATAGAAAACCATGGCTAAATTATTAAATATTGAAGGGGAAGATTTAACATATTCCCAAGCCGCTAAAAAATACAGTATCAATGAATCGTATCTCCGGAAAGTGGCCTCTGATCATAGCAAAGAATATACTGAGAGATGGGTTGTTTTATATTTTTATGCTGATAGAAGGCCTGAGCCATGCAAAACATGTGTGAAATACCGCCCATGCTCTGATAAACTTGCTTTTAATAAAGGAATTGAGCAGAATGCCTGGCCTATACTTTTTGGAAATGGTTGTTACCAGGGGAAAGAAGCTAAATTTGATAAGTGGATGTATACCACACCATAACCAGGAGGCAGGAAAATGAAATTTACAGATATACAAAGATTAACGGAATCAGCTCATTATAGGGTGAATCAAGCCTGGCAAGATTTAGAGGGCACATTAAATCGTTATTTCGATAAAGAACTTACTCCACTCAACATAGATCCTGATTTTCAGCGCGGGCATGTGTGGACTAAAAAACAGCAAATTGCTTATGTTGAATTTAAACTTCGCGGTGGTGAAGGCTCAGATATTATTTACTTCAACTGTCCTGGTTGGATGGATGATTTCCGTGGGCCTTTTGAGCTTGTAGATGGTAAACAAAGATTACAAGCTGCTAGGCGCTTTATTAATAACAAAATTCCTGCTTTTGGAAAATACCGGAAAGAATATGAAGGAAGAATCCCTTCATATTGTGATTTTATATTTGCTATAAATAATTTGAAAACAAGAAAAGAAGTACTCCAATGGTATCTTGAAATGAATTCAGGCGGAACGCCACATACTAAAAAAGAGCTTGAAAAGGTAAAATTAATGTTGGAGGAGGAGTGAAAAAATGAAAGCAACACGAGCAGATGAAGTATGCCAAAGGATTTATGATGGCTGGCCCCGCCCTGGTGATTGGATAGAGTTGGGGTGTTTAATCGGTAATGGGATTCTACCATCATTTTATAACGTCGATATTAAAAATTTATCCATTAAGCCAAAGCGGCCTCCAATAATACTAAGCAGCGCACCAAAATCAATATATCAGGAAAAAGGGTTTAAAGACCGTTGGGATTATCTTGATAGTCTGACCGAGGAAACAGGGGCACCAGATGATACTGTCCGGGCATTGGCTGAATTACTTGGCGAAGAAGAAGATTTTGACGGGTTATTAAATGCTTTAGAAGATTTCCAGGAGGAATAAAATGCTCCCCATCCTATTTAACCACGATGTAACAAACCAAATTGGGGCTTGTGAGATAACAGATGACGGTGTTATTCTTACATTTAATAAACATTTTTATATTACTGCCTCGCAATTAATTGATCTTTTTCCAGCAGTGGCCTTTGAGATTATAAAAATGAAAGAAAAAAACGGGGATGAAATATATGTAGAAAAGGCCCGTTTAGTATACTTTTCTATTTAGCTATGGGAGGAGTAAAATGAATGATAAACAGGCAGCAATTAATAATTCCCGCATTCAGGTTAAATTTAGGTATAATCCTGATCTCGTAAAATCAATGAGAGCACTGCCTGGTAGGGAATATGAATCAGCTTTGAAAGCCTGGTTTTTGCCTTTGGTAAAAGACAGGGTGGAAGATTTATTGAAACTTGATTTTGAACTGAGCCAGGAGCTTAGAAATTGGTATGTGAAAGATAATGCCATTTCAAACCTCCCAAAAATAACAATCCCCGGCCTCTCTATTACTCCCCGACCATACCAAGAGCAAGGGGTAGCATTTATTGAGGATAAAAAAGGCAGGGCATTAGTCGCTGATGAAATGGGACTCGGTAAAACTCTACAAGCGATTGCCTGGACACGTCTAAATCCTGCTAAAAGTTTGCCGGTAATAATCGTATGTCCTGCATCTGTCAAATATCAGTGGGCAGAGGCTATAAAAAATGCTGTGGAAGATAAAACTACTGTTCATGTTTTTGTGGGGAATAAACCAACTTTTGTGAAAGCCGATTATTACGTGATTAACTATGATATCCTTTATGTATCACAAATCTGCCCGGTATGTGAGGGAACAAAAAAGGCCCGTAGAGGTATGGAAATAGTAAAGTGTAGTAAGTGTAAGGGCAAGGGCAAAATCGTCGTTGTACGCGAAGATTTGCTATGGTGTAAGGCAAATACTATAGTGTTTGATGAGATACATTTTATTAAGGACCAGAAGGCGTTTAGATCAACTGCATCAAAACGGCTAGCATCCGGCAAAAAACATGTAATTGGGTTATCTGGTACACCCATTGATAATAGACCAATTGAAATATTTGCGGGACTCAATATCATTAATCCGAAATTATTTCCGTCATATTGGAAATTCGGGCAACGGTATTGTGGGGCCACTCATACAGGATTTGGATGGGATTTCTCAGGGGCCTCTAATACTCAAGAACTGTTTGAGATATTATCAAGCACTGTTATGATCCGGCGTAGGAAAAAGGATGTATTGAAAGACCTGCCCGATAAAACAAAAGCGGTTATTCCACTCCCTATTGATAACCAAAAAGCATATGATTCCGCTGTCTCTAAATTTAAAAAATGGCTGAAAGATAATCCAGATAACGAAGCAAAAGCCATGGTCGAAATTGGCCATTTAAAACAAGCCGCCGTTGCTGGTAAATTGGAATCATGTATCCAATGGATTTGGGACTTTTTAAGCTCTGATGAAAAATTAGTAGTGTTTTGTGTTCATAAAGCAACTGTAGCAATGTTAAAAAAACGGTTTGCTGATATGGCTGTAGTAATTGATGGGTCTGTTCCCAATGCTAAAAGAAAAGCAATTATTGATCAATTTAGAACAAATGAGGGGAAGCGGTTATTTATTGGGAATATTCAGGCTGTGGGAACCGGAGTAGATGGTTTACAGGATGTTTGCTCAAATAGCTGTACAATCGAATTTGATTGGAGTCCTAAAAAACATGAGCAGGCGGATGACCGGTTACACCGTATGGGGCAAAAACAGGCGGTCACTAATTGGTATCTGGTCGGATTAAGGACTATTGAGGAAGAAATTATCAGAATTTTAGATGAAAAAGATAAAATAATTACCCAAGTTTTAGACGGAAAAACTATTGAAAACAATACTTTACTTACCGGGCTGCTGAATAAGTATAAAAAGTAAGGTAAAATAATTAAAATAAACCTTGTTTTTATTTTAAATATGAATTACATTCTGTAATCAAGAGAGAGCAATAAAGCCAAAATTAAAAGGAGATAGCAATGAATACTACCCTGACAAAAAAAGAATCTGAACTCTGGACACTGGCAACAGAACATCTGGGCAAAATAGGTGGAGTTGCTGCTATAAGAAGAAACAGTAATCCTGAAATCCGACAAAAAGGAAAAACAGAGGGAACGTATGAATGGGCACTTATCCAAACAACGGCGCTTGGCTCAAGTAATTTCTCTGATGAAGAATGCCAAATGCTTATTGATATCATAAACAAGTAATAAAATAAACACTTAAACCAACAGGAGAACAAAATCATGACAGAACAAGAAAAAGTACAAAATTGGTCCGTACAGAACATCGACAAAACAATCAAGAATAAATTTTGTGCTAAAGCCAAAGAAAAGGGGATAACAATCCCGGCACTCCTTGAGGAAGTGCTCTCCAACTACCTCAAACAGGAAGAGGGAAAATAGTATGCCTGACAAAAATTACCAGGGAATGATCATTAAACTGGCATACAAATATTCCCTCACCTCGCTAATCGAAATGGAGGATTTAATCAGTGAGGGGTATATCTGTTTATATGAAGCAAAGGGGCAATTTGATCCCGCAAAGGGTAATTTTCCAACGTTCCTGTACATCAAAATAAGCAATAGGTTCAGGACGCTTAGTAATAGACAGAAAATAAAAGTTGAACTTGTGCCAGAGCACATTGAAGGGAAAATTTTGCCCCCTGAATACTATCTGGAATTTATGGAAACAATTCGTAGGCTATCAGAAGGGGCAAGAAGTGTTATCCATGCCATTTTTGGGACAAATAAAATCGTGAAAACCGGTACTGAATCAAGAGCAAAAATAAGAGGAAATGTAAAAGCCTATTTACTTGAATCCGGTTACACACATCAATCATCCTGGGAAATTATCAGGGAATTAAAAAAGGAGTTCTCATGAAAAATAAGCGATTAAAGGACTTTCTGAAAGCGGCTTTACTCAGTATTATTTTATTTCCTACCTCAATAGCCTGGATATTGATTTTATGGGCCTCACAGCAATAGTAATTTATAACGGCCATGTCAGATGGAAAAATACAAATTATTGTTTTTGCTGCGTTGCTAAATCAAAAAAGAAGGCAAAGAAAAAACTAAGGAAGATGGCTAAACTGCTATCAATTACCAAAAAATTAAGGGTGACAAAAAGCAAACTATGAAAGAAATGAAATGGAATGAAACAACCAACGAATATACGGGCGCGGATGGATGTAAAATAAAAAGGCTCCTCACTAATTGGGTTTTACTAAACAAAGGTGGGAAAATAATTGATTGTGATAGATCCCAGCATAATCTAGCCACCCGAAATAATTACACCGTTACTGGGCACTAGCCAGATGCTTTTCCAAGTCAAGTATGATAAACCACCAATATTGGAGGAACAATATGATTAAATTTTTCAAAAAACTCTTTCGGATAGTCAAAAATTACGACAGCCACCAGATGTTTGTTGAATCTGAAATATCGCATCTTAACTCGGAGATGAAAATGGCGACCAATTTTATCCGTGAACGCACAGAAGTTCATGCCGATATCCACATGAAATCTCCTGCTCAGGTGGTAATGATTGGCCACTATCACGCCAAAGACTTCGTGAATATCTACGATGTCGGGCAGGGTGAATTTGAAAGTTTGCTAGAACACCTAAAACAGATTGACCGGTACGCTAGGCCAGGCCGGTTTGATTCTCCCTGGCCGGTGGTTAATGCGATAATTGAGCGTGAGTTCAAGCACTGAGGTTTATAACGCATGAACATTGAACGGCTATATAGGGATTACGGTATCCCCACTGCCCCAACCGGGCACAAACATTGGAATAAAGGATGGATTAACGCCCCGTGCCCCTTTTGTACCGGGAATCCTGGCTATCATCTAGGGTATCACGTATCAAAAGAATATTTCCACTGTTTCCGCTGTGGTAAGAAGCAAACCGAATATGCTTTAAAAGCTCTATTCCCGCTCTCTAACGCCGAATTAAAGAATCTTATCTCTTTGTACGGTAATAGGCCAAAAAACCGCTTACAAGCGAAATTTGAGGGGAAGAATAGGCTATCTAAAGTGGTATTCCCTGATGATTGTCACGAAGAGCTAAATCCACTCGCGGAAAAGTACTTAATTGACCGGAATTTTAAACCACAAAAATTAATCAAAAAATGGAACCTTCGATCAACTGGGAAATTCGGACCTTATAAATTCAGACTAATTGCCCCAATTTACCACTACTCAAAAATTGTGAGTTATCAGGGCAGGGATTACACTGGCAAAGCAGAATTGAAATATAAAGCATGTCCGAAAAAGTTTGAATTAATTGAACATCAATCATTGCTTTATGGTGCTGATAAAATTCAGGGAGATAGTGTCGTATTAGTTGAGGGAATTACAGATGTTTGGCGGCTTGGATATGGGGCTGTGTGCTGTTTCGGAATTGATTTTACACCGTTTCAGATTGTTCGACTAACCAATTATAAACAGGTAATTATTATGTTTGATTCTGATCCACAGGCAATCCAGCAAATGGACAAATTAGCTGGGTATTTAGATGGTGCAGGAATTGAAGTAGTGATGAAGGAAATGGTCGGAGGAGACCCAGCGGAACTCACACAAAAAGAAGCAAATAAATTTATGAAAACTATACTAGGTGGTAATCTATGAGAGACAGCTACGGAACAACATTGATGCCACTATGGAAATGTAAAATAGCAGACTACTATCCAAATGATTTTTATACTGTGATTATAGCCGCGTGGAATAGGCGAGATGGCATTAATCTGCTGAAAGAAAAAACAAATCTAATCAGCACAAATGAACCAGAATTGACAAGAATGAAAAATTGCTTTGGGAAGTTTAAAGAAGCTAAAATATTGAGCTAATTAAGGGGAGGGAGCTGCAATGGAAAAATTAAATATTACACCATTTCTAAATGGTAGTAGTGATGATGAATATTGGGAAAAAGTAAAAAAATATAGTAATCCCAGGAAATAAAATTGAATTATATTACAACAAAAATAATATAAATAACTGCACTATCCATATTAGGGGCATAGTGGATGATGAATATATCGTTTGCCGTAAATGGAGCAAAAGAAATAAACGATGGATGTATTCAATAGAGTATATCTATTTTTTCTTCATAGCCTTTGAAAGAAAAAATATTGTCAATTATGGTAAAAGCAAATAGGTATCAACTTTGGATGCTAGGAACCTTGATCTCCTCTTGTCCTAGCTCGGTTTATCCGATAGGGGGTGAGGCTATATTATGAGTATAGCCCTGCGCACCCCCTAATCCATTTTCATATAAAGTATTAAAATCATTACATAAATTATTTTCTTTATTTATCCTAAAATTTATAATATAATGTAATTTCTTTACCCCCTAAAGGATACCCGGGACTGATCCCCCGGGCATGGGGTGAGGGTGGATTAATTTCCATCATCGAAGCCTCACCCCATCCTTTTCTTCATAACCATTTCTTCGATGGAGGTGTCAAAAATGGTAAAACGTTCCAGTAGTATCATTTACGAAATACAAGATGAGCCAATTGTAATCCATAAAAGTCTATTTGATCTCCTATTAAAACATAAAAATTTTGCTGAATTATACGCTCTATATTCATTTTATTATTACACCGCAAAATGGCAAAAAACAAATATCCCTAAAGCAACAAACTCATATGTAGCAAAAGGAATAGGATGGGGAATTGAGAAAGTCCAAAAATATAAAACACAATTGGTTAAAATCGGACTGATTGAAAAGATTGTTTCCAGAAATGAAAACAGTCAAATAATGGGGCACTATGTTAAAATAAAATTTATATGGGGTGCTAAAAAAGTAGTTGAGCTACAATCTGATTTTACCAGGCAGGGTAAATTACCCGATATGGCAAGATCAGGTATAAATGCTTTAAGTACTAATAATAAAAATGCTTTAAATATTAATAATAAAAATTCTTGCGATTTCCCAAAAGATTTCCAAAAATCAAAAGAGTTCATCCAAGCATGGGAGGAATGGAACCAGCACCGAAAAGAAAAAAGAAATCCACTTACCCCCACCGCAATAAAACGCCAAATAAAACTCCTCACCAAATATTCCATCAAAGAAGCAATCCAAATAATCAACAAATCTCTCAATTGTGGCTACACTGGGTTATTTGATTTACCCAAATCAAACGATATCCCAATCCAAGATCCAGATCATTACGAAGGATTTGTGGAACCTCAGGTTGTTCGTGAAGCTAACGCGCGAAGAAAAGCCAGGGGGATATAAATGTCAATATCTCCATTTGTGCTACAAAAACATCCAGCACCTTTGCAATTTATCCAACAATGCATTTGTGATGGTGTTTATAGGTCCACTGGTTCACGTAGACATTCATCTGCCAAATTATCCGATTACAATGATAAAATCCAAAAACAAATCCGGCAATGCCTACTCAAAAAAACAGGGGTCTATATTTCTGGCTCCACAGGAGTTGGTAAAACTCATTTGCTTGCCGCCATCATCCACGAAATTTATACCAACAAGTTTTGCGAAAATGTGGCACATCTAAATTCCACCAAAGACAAACGACTCGATTATATCAAAGGGGTCTGCTATATGGCTGAAAGCCACGACATCAACAACGAAATAAAAACCATATACTCCAACAATGAAAAAGCGGTCACAGAATTGATTAGGGACTATGTGGAAATCCCACATTTGTTTATTGATGATTTTGGAGCTGAAAAACAAACTGAGCATACCTCAGATGTTTGGGATGCTATTTTTAATGCCCGGTGGTGTAAAGACAATTTAGCTGCCACATACATCACATCAAATTTATCAATTAAAAAAATTCAGGAAAGATACGGATCAAGAATTTCTTCCAGAATCAAAGGAATGTGTTTTGAAATCGAATTAGTAGGGAAAGATAAAAGGGTAGGGTAAGAAAGTGTATTTATTTATCCATTCTATAGGGTAAATCTTTCGCGTAACGAACAATAATTAAATTTTTATACCCTAGTATACCTTGAGTATAAAAACGCCTTAAATCGAATTTTTATAATAAGCGGATAAAAAGTATAAAATAATTAAAATAAACCTTGTTTTTATTTTAAATTGCTATATAATAGTAATCAAGAGGTAAGGGAAATTCAACAATAACTAAAAACAAGGGAGTAAGGACATGAAGGTATTGGAAAAATTCTTAAAAAGTGATGGATTTAAGCATACTACACACAGTAATTCCTGGAATAAAGGTAATACAAGAGTTTATTTTGAGGATAACACCGTTCATGTGCTCCGGTTTAATAACCCTAAATCTCAATTGATAGAGTGGCATAATATTATTGACGGTAATATGTCAATTGAAGCAATTGAAAGTATTATTTTCACAATGGCCAGAGTTTAACTTAAAAATCTAAACTTTTTCATAATTATTTTTAGGGAACTTAGTATAAATAAGGGAGGTAGAGAAATGAAAAGATACATGAGGAAGGCGTTAATCCAGAATGAGAAACAACTCAAGGCGGGTAAATATATCCGGGCCTCTGTAAATAGTGAAGGAGAAGCATTTTTTCATACGGAGGATGTAGTAGGTGTGCCGTATACAAAGAAAATTGGTGGGTATATTGGTCATAGTGAGCAGGCAAGGGCGATTAAGACTAAAAACCTTTATAATAATTATGCCTATATAAATGACCTAATGGTACACGCTACTCTATTTAAATTCAGTAACAGGCTATTGGCGGAACTTTCCAAAATATCTGACCCAATAGAATTTTTGGAATTTATTACGGGAAATAAACTTGCTACCGATAAAAGACAGTATATTAAAATGGAGTGGAGAACGAATAGAAACTGGTAATTCTAAGTTGCATTCAAAGAAATACTATTGACTATCCACGGCCAGCCACTTAACCGAGTTACCCTTGCTGGCTCACCGGAAAACAGGTGCAGTCCGGTTTCCACTTCTTGGCACACTGTTTCAAGCGAGTCGAAGACGCGGTTAGCGCAATATTTTTCTCGCAACTCGTGCCAGAGTATTTCCGTTGGATTGAGTTCTGGCGAGTAGGGCGGCAGTTGAATCAAGGAAATATTGTCTGGAATTTCGAGAGCCTTTGCCCTATGAGAACTTGCGCCATCAACTACCATGAGTATATGCCGATCAGGATGAGCCTGTCCAACTTGCCGGAGAAACAAACCCATGCATTCTGTGTTCATCTTCTCGGAGGCCATCCAGTGCAAAGTGCCATCTTGGGGGCCTATGGCCGCATAGAAGTAGCGAAATTCACGAATCAAAGCCAAGCCGACTGTTGGACGTATGGGCGCTGGCGCCCAGCATCTGGCAGGATCACTCATACGCCCGAACCGGGCTTCATCTTGAAACAACAACAAAAATGGTTTCTCGTTTCCTGCTATTTTTTCGGCGATGATGTCGGGGAGTTTTTTTTAAACTCGTCCCGAACAGCCTCGTTGCCCTTGGGATGTCGAGTGTCTGGTGTCACTTTACGCCAACCATGTCTGTCCAGCAGTCGATACACTGTTGACTTCGGCACTTTATGGCCAACACGTTCTTCGAGTGCCAAGTGGATGGGCGGAACAACCAACACGCCCCCTGTCTCTGCCTTTGCGACCCAAGGATCGAGAAACGTTTTTTCTTCCTCAATGCTCATCAGTTCTCGACGCCGTCCTCCGCGTCGTTCGCCAATCGTCACTTGGGAAGATTTTGTCAGTTCACCGAATTGCCGCCGTAGGACACAAACTCTGTCGCGACTTAAGCCCAATACTTCTGCTGTCGTGTCCATTGTCGCGCCAGTAAGGGCTGGCAACAAAATGGCTTGCCCCTGTCGTAGTTCCTGGAGAGTTGTTGCTTCAGAGACCATCTGGAGTGCAACTTTTATCTCTCCTTCGTCGTGTCGAGCTGGTCTTGCCATGTTTTCTCCTCCTGTTTGAGAGCATGGCAATATTGTAAATTAGTATTGTTTTGAATGCAACTTAGAATAATAAACATGAATGGTGAAAACAAAACCATACCAACAATGTCAATTTCAAGCCGTTGGGTTTATGAAACCGCCCGGTGGGATGATGATCTACTTAAATATGTTGACCGAAAAAGCAGGGAAGAAATAAAAACCATTGAAATGGTAATTGAGTATAGCAAGCGAGGCAAAATCCTTAAATTCATCGGCAGGCCTACCGGGTATGAAAGTTACTATATATCAGACCTCCTCATAAATGAAATACAAGGGAGGGATGAATTTTGTATTTGTGCTGGCACAGTAAATAGTTGGCCCGCTTGTTATGTGGATTATCAAACAGTAATGAATTTTATAAAAAGGGAAGGAGAATAAACTATGCTTTGTGTATATTGTAATAAAGATATAACCGAACAAGGAGCTGTTCATAGATGTTTTGTGGTTTGCCATGTAACAGGAAAACAATGTGAACACTATACGTTTCAAAGGGATCGCAATGAATGGATGGCTATTGAGCACTGCAGTCATCCAAATAATCCAGAAAATACTGAGGGTAATTGTAAAGAGTCTCTGTGTCCATTACTAAAATAAAGAGAATAAATCATGTGGTATGACCAATATATTTATACACAGCAACAAAAAATATCTGATAGATTATTTTGGTTTATTATGAGTAGGGAATGTGCAAATACAAAAACCCCGTTTAGACGTAAAAATTTTATGTATTCAACAAGGCTCATTTACCCAACAAGGAGAATAAACTATGCAAATAATTGAACAGTATTATGAAATCCAGCCAGAACTTACAGAGCTGACCACAGAGGCCTACCAAAAGCAAATCGAAAGGAGGGGGCGGATCTGCTATAAATCAGAGGATAGAATTACAGATGAATCCGCACCTGTATTTGTTGATAAGGTGATTAATCAAAAGCATAATTCTGTAATGGAAATGGCAGTAATCCATGTAAAATTCAAAATCAGTCCCTTTGATGTAATACCACAGTTTAATAATTTCTTATCTTCCCCATTTTTTAAATGTTCTTATTTAGAGGATAAAAATATTTTTGTAGTAACAGCCTCTATCAGGGCATGGAGGGAGTTTAGAAAGTTATTTATAGGGTTCGATATTAATGTCTATGAATTTGTACATTACAAATTTCCTGATTTTTTTAAGGATAGACCCCCGCTTGATGATTCAATTTTTTGCGTATTTAATGATATGGTAAATATGTTTGAAATGGAAATTGTTTCAGACGAGTGGATTAAAGCAAATGTTCCAAACTATAGAAAACATATTCATGTTTGCGTAAAACTCGTCACTAATCGGGTCGTTACTCATGAAATAGTTAGGCACCGCCCCTGCTCGTTCCTCCAAGAAAGTCAGAGATATGTCCGTTATGACAGAGGGGAAATGGAGTTTATTAAGCCAGTGCAGTGGGATAATTGGAAACGCAATCAGCAGAAAAGGTTCATTGATACTTGCCTAGATGCAGAGGAAAATTATCGAGCAAATGTAACCGGTCCCGATAAAATGACACCACAAGAGGCTCGAAATAATCTCCCGAATTCCACTAAAACAGAAATCTTAGTTTATACAGATTTACAGCAGTGGAACCATATCATGTACCAACGCTCTGAGGGCGGTGCTGACCCTCAAATGAAAGGATTAATGAAACCATTATTAGAGGATCTTAGGCAATTATATCCGGGATATTTCGATTGCCTGGTTCCGAAAAAAGGCTAAATAAGGAGGGGGGTTGTTATGTCTACAAATAGTAGAATGGGACTGGCCACTATGCAGACAATGATGATGGCGGCACTGGCAGAAGATTTTGGAAAGTGGAGTAAAGGAGGGCGGTCAGCCATAAAAAGAAAAAGCAGTAGAAAAAAGGGAAAGGCAAATTATCGAAGTGGCTGCAAAAATAAAAGGAATAAGTTCTATTTACGATGATTAGAACTTTATAAAGAGGATTAAGCATATGGATGATTTAAAAAATGAAATAAAGGAAACGTTAGATTATTTAGTGCGTTACGGTATGATTAGTACAATTACTAATATAGAATACCCAGCCGGATCACATCAATATTTTTTAAAAAAGGCCATGAATTTAATTAGTAAAATTGATACCCTATAAATAATAAAGGGAGGGAATTTATAATGACATTTTGGCAATGGTTTGAAAAACATATCGACTTACGATTACTACTCACTCCATTTGGCGTAGTCAATACTATTTATAGAACTAAAGGCGTTGTTGGATATTGTGATTACTATATTTTTGGAATACGAATTGCCCGAATACAAAAAACAAATCCATGGGATTAGATAAAAAGAGGAAAAAATGAAACTAAACCAGCAGACAACTTTAATATTTGAGAATACAGATGATTTTGTAGATTTTGTCTGTATAATTGATAAAATCGACTCGTTTTATACATCCGCAAATCCACCTGAATTTCGCATAACCCCTGAGCAATATAAAATAATTAAAACCATATCAGATAAAATCACAGAAGCTATTGGTGTGAGGGATTATGCCGAAAATAAAGGATAGGAAACTTGACACCAAAACAGAGAAAAAAATTATAACCGGAATTATCGCCTCAACTAAATTTCTTGAGACAATAGAGCCACAAATAAACTACGATCTATTTGATTTGCCATATTCAGGTATTGTAATCAATTGGTGTTTGGATTATTACGAGGAATTTAAAAAGGCCCCCGGTATTCACATACAATCAATTTTTGAAAATAAATTCAAAACAATTGATGAAAATATAGCGGATCTTCTGGCAAAATTTCTTGATCAGCTTTCCACCAGTTTTGAAAATATTGAGGAATTTAACGAGGAGTACTTAATAAAGGAAGCCGTAACCCATTTTAATGAACGGCTCCTAAAAATCCTCAATGAAGATATCGCTATCCATTTAGGAAACGGGCACCCTGATAAAGCTCAGGAACTGCTCAATGAGTATAAACCGATTGTAATTGAGGGGAATCTAGTTGATAAAATTTCATCATCGACTATCTCTGAGAAAAAACTCTATAAAAAGAAAATAAGGAAGCCACGAAATATTATCCGCCCCTGGTTAACCGCCCCAAGTCTCACACAAATCTATGCAAAAGAGGGCGTTGGTAAAACAATGATAGCTTACATCCTGGCTATTGCTATGACGCGGGAAAATTACAGGGAAATTAAATTATTTGGTGGGTGGGAAGTAAAGATGCCGGTTGGGTGTCTCATTGTGGATGGTGAGATGGATGAGGGATTGATCCGTGATAGGCTAAAAAAATTAGCAGGGCCTTGTGGAAAAAGCGGGAAGAAAACACCACTATCCATTTTTAGTGCTTCTGCTTTTTTGAAGGACCATGAGAAAGAACAGCCGCCGAATCTTGGTAGTAAAATATGGCGATCTTCTATCATGGAATACACCAAAAACAACCCAGAATATCAGGTCATTATTCTGGATAACTTGTACTCCTTGATAAAGGGAATTGATTTATCTGATAATACGGAGTGGCAGGCTATTAATGAGTGGTTATTGGAGTTGAGACATAACGGGGTATCAGTTATAATGCTTCATCATGCGGGCAAAAGCGGGGATCAATTAGGAGCGAGTTCCAGGAATTTCAATCTAAATAACACAATCTACTTAAAGACCCCAAAAGGGCATATGATTGAAAAGGACGGGGCAGTATTTGAAGTACATTTTGAAAAGGGACGTGATATTAAACCGGGGGATATTACACGATTCACATTGCGTATAGAGGATTTCGGGCATAATGATTGGCTGACATGGGCGGAGGAGTGAATGATAAAAAGAAAAGGGGTATTGATTTGTGTATGTAATCAAGCAGAAGAAGAAATGTGCAAACGGTGTGAAAATAACAAAAGACTAAAGCCTGATTTGATTCTCTATTGCTCAACATGGCCAAGAAAAGTATAAGGGAAACAATAATTGATTTTTAAAAATGAGGTATAAACAATGGTAAAGAGAAAACAAGAACCACTCCCAGTTATTCGCATGTTCCCGGTTGAATCATCCAATATTGAAAAGATCGGATATTTACATAAAATAAAAGTGGTTATTATCCAATTTAAAGGAGGAGCCCAATATAAATATCTCAATTTTACAAAAAAGGATTGGGCTAAATTATGCTGCTGTGAATCAGTTGGTAAATTTTTCGCCAAAAATATTAAAGATAAGTTTGAGTGCCACAAAATACCATTTTCTGGATAATAAAATAAATGCAAACAAGACTTGAATCCTTAATTGAAATCAGCTTAAATACATTATCTGGATTTGTTATTGCTTGGATTACTTCCCTTTTTATTCTTCCTCATTTTGGGTTTAACGTAACATTGAATCAAAACACGCAAATAACGCTTATATTTACGGCTGTCTCAATAGTTCGTGGATGGGTATGGCGTAGGCTATTCAATTTTAAAACGGCCCGGAGGATGCGAAAATGAAAAGGAAAATAAAATATCTAAAATGCGTTGATTGTAGAAGCATGATTGACCCTAAAGAGGAATGCCAATTTTGGAAAGAAAAGAAGAAAAAAACAATCCGCCCCCTATGCCAGATATGCATGGATAGAAGGGTAAATAAAAACCAAGGAGGAAAGAAATGAGCTTAACAGTCACAAAGGAATTTTCATTTTGTTATGGGCACCACTTGCCGGAATACCCTGGTCTGTGTAAAAATCAACATGGCCACAATTCAAAATTATTGGTTACTGTTAAAAATCCAGGAGAGCAGGAAATAAGGCCAGGGATGGTTTGTGATTTCTCCATTTTGAAAAAAGTGGTTATGCGAGAAATTGTTGAAAAACTTGATCATCAAAATATTAATGATCTAATTCCTACAGATGAGTTTGAATATATTCAAATGATAGATATGCCAACGGCAGAGAATATTGTAATATGGATAGCACATGTGCTTTATAAGCATTTTGGTACGGGGTTAGTGGCTATTCGGCTTTATGAAACACCAACATCATATTGTGAGTGGAGGAGATAAAATGAAAAAATTAATGGTATATTCCATATTTTTGAGTATTTCAGGGGAAGTTGGATTATTTAAGCAGGGGTCTTTCACTACTTTTATCCGTTTAGCAGGGTGTAATATCCATTGTGGATATTGTGATACTCCTAACACTTTAAGAATGGATAGCGGTACATCCCAATCAATTGAGTCCATAATTGAGGCAGTTGAGGCTATAGGATGTAAACAGGTATTAATTACCGGTGGCGAGCCACTCATGCAAAGAACGGCGCTTAATGATTTAGTATATAATCTACAAGTTAAAGGGTATAATATACAGATTGAAACAAACGGATCATTTGTGCCACAATTAGAAACCACTGACCCTATTTGCTGGGTAATAGATTATAAGTTGCGTGGTTCTTTAATGGAGCATAGGATGCCACCGATTGATAAGTTTGTAAGGCAGGTGCCTTACAACTCCTGGGTAAAATTTGTTTGCTGTGATGAGGATGATTTTAACCAGGCACTTGAAGTAATTAAATTGATTAAAACTGTTTTACCCTATGGCAGTATTCAATTTGCTATGTCGCCCGCCGGATTTCCAGGAAAAGAATTATATAAGTGGATGAGAGATAAACGGCTATATGATATTGTTTTGAATACACAAATCCATAAATTTATATTCCCGGAAGGTGAGGAAGAAATAAAATAATTATTTTTTATAAAATAAACCTTGTTTTTATTTTAAATATGAATTATTATCTTTATTAACAGGTAAGGGAAATTCAACAATAACTAAAAACAAGGAGGTAAGGACATGACGACAAGATTATTAGACTCCCAATATTTAAGAAGGGTGCTCACTCTTAGTGCGGAAGGTTTAACTTATGATGATGGAGAGAGGAGGCTTGGTGAATTCTTTAGGGCAGTAGCAGATAGATTAAACCAGGTATACCCTGACGGGATGTTGATGCTGAATATGTCCTTAATCTATGTAATGAGCCTCCACTTTTAGGGCAATTTGATGATCTTAATCTTGAGCAGGAACTTGATGATATGTTTTTAGGTTGTTAAAATCAAAAAATTTAAACTTTTTCATAATTATTTTGGCTCTATTTAGTATAATATAGAAACAACGCAAAACGCGTCCAATTAAAACCAGGTTTTAGTAAAAACCAAAAATCAGGAGGAATTACCATGGCACCAAAAAAGAAGACAAAAAAAACTGAATCAGCAGTAAGCAAAAAGCAACTTAAGCTGGCCCTTGAGGACATGATTGAAGTGATGGGTCTCACGGATTGGGATGAAGATGATCCAATGAATGAGGTTGAGGGGGACATTACCAAGCTGAATGAAAAACAGCTTGAAAAGCAGATTGTTTTCTGTTCAGACGCCATTTCTGAGGATGATGAGTTTTCCCCGGCTACATTGACCGTATTTTCAGCTTTGGATATTGAAATGCCTGAGAAAAAAGAAAAACCGGCAAAGAAGGCAGAAGAGGAACCTGCAAAGAAGGGCAAAGCCAAGAAAGAGCCAGAGCCTGAACCGAAAGAGGAAGAGGCTAAGAAGGATAAAAAGAAGGTTGTAAAAAAGGAAGATCGCCCAGAGGCTAAAGCCGGTGAAAAAGCACGGGAAAAGAAAAATAAAGGTCCTGGTGTAATTGCTACAATCATCTCTTTACTTGAAAATGGCCCGATTACTAAAGAAGATATGCTTAAAAAATTAGTTGCCGCCTTCCCTGATCGTGAAGAAAAAGCAATGAAAAGCACATTGAATATCCAAGTTCCTGGGCGCCTAACAAAAGATAAAGAGCTTGATGTTGTGGAAGTAAAAGATAAGGGTTGGAAAATTAAGTAGGAATTCACCATTACATAATAAAATAAGTAGAAATAAGCGGGGGTACCTTCCCCGCTTATTTTATAAGGAGGTACAGCATGAAAAGAAAAGTGGTCCTTGCCTTATCAGGTGGGATGGATTCTACAACCTTACTCGGAAAATTACTGCATGAGGGGAATGATGTAAAATGCCTTTGTTTTTATTACGCGTCAAAACATAACGAGTATGAAAATAAGGCGGCAGCAATGGTTGCCGAACACTACGGGGTTAATCTACAAATGGTTGATTTATCCCAGGTCATGAGTGGATTCACGTCAGCACTTTTAAAATCAGGCGGTGAAATTCCAGAAGGGCATTATACAGATTCCTCCATGTCTCAAACTGTGGTCCCTTTCCGTAATGGCATTTTTCTTTCTATAATGGCAGGATTGGCAGAATCAATTGGAGCAGATTCAGTTGCTGTTGGCATCCATCAAGGCGACCACGCGATATATCCAGATTGTCGTGAGGTATTCTACAAGATGATGAATAATGCTATCTTAGCGGGCACTGATAATAAAGTGCATATCATAGCCCCTTTTCTTAACACAGATAAAATTGGGATTTTACAGGAAGGATTCACTATTAATGTCCCCTATCATTTAACCCGAACCTGCTATAAAGACCAGCCAGTTTCGTGTGGTAATTGTGGCAGCTGCAATGAAAGAAAGGAAGCGTTTAATATAGTGGGGGTAATTGACCCTATCCCCTATTCAGATGAATCCTATTTACAGGTATAAATAAATGGCTAAATATAAAATGACGTGGGATGAAGTTCTCAGAAGAATGAAATTTTTTGATTTACCTGAAAATAAAATTTACGGAGTGCCCCGTGGTGGCATGATTTGTACTGCCTTTTTAAATAAAGCCAAAGCGGTGACTACTCCGGAACAAGCAAACATTATTTTAGATGATATTGTGGACTCAGGGGCTACCCGTGCAAAATATCTTAAAATGTATCCAGAAATTCCATTTGTTGCCTTAGTAGATAAAAACATACCTCATGATGCTAAGATTGGTTGGGTAATTTTCCCATGGGAACAGGATGAGATAGCTTCCATTGAAGATTCTGTTATCCGTCAATTAGAATTTATCGGCGAAGATGTATCAAGGGAAGGATTACTTGATACTCCAAAACGGGTAATTAAATCCTGGGCAAAACTATATGGTGGCTATTCACAAAATCCAAAAGATGTTATTACCGTATTTGATTCCGCCGGTTGTGATGAGATTGTGCTGCTAAAAAATATTGAGTTCTTTAGCACATGCGAACATCATATGTTACCATTCCACGGAAAGGCCCATATTGCGTATCTCCCAAATAAAAAAGTCATTGGTATATCTAAGCTCGCCAGATTGTTAGAAGTGTTCTCCCGGCGATTACAGATACAGGAACGAATTGGGGTACAAGTGACAGAAGTCCTAATGAATGATTTGGGGGCCGTAGGGGCTGCTTGTATTTTAGAGGCACAGCATTTTTGCATGACCAGCAGAGGCGTGGAAAAACAAAATTCTATAATGACCACATCATCCATCAAGGGCATTTTTCGCGAAAACCTGGCTGCGCGTAATGAGTTACTCAATTTAATTGCCCTATGAAAATTTACTTGGCTGGGATTGGGATGGATTTAAAAGGAGATTATTTTGAAACCATCCCCCCCATTAATTTTCTATTATCATTCCATTTTTTATTAAATACAAGTGCCCCTTTCCATAAATACCATTGGAAGAGGTTTAAAAGGATTATAGATTATTATGAAAATATGGATAGCCGGGGAGACTTGTCAAATAGAACGTGAAGTAAGATGCAGTTCAAAGTTACCGCAACGCCTCCTTTCCTATTTCTTTCTTAGTACTGAAAAATCTAGCCACCTTACAATGGAGTATGATATGAAAAACAATGTTGATTTATTTCTTGATTCAGGGGCATTTTCAGCATTCACGCAAAATACTGAAATTAATATCAACGAGTACATATCCTTTATTAAGGAACACAAAAACCACCTTGAGGTATACGCCAATCTTGATTCCATCGGTGATCCGAAACAAACATGGAAAAATCAAAAGGTAATGGAAAAAGCGGGATTACACCCTCTGCCCTGTTTCCATTACAACGAACCAATAAAATACCTCAAGCGGTACGTTAAGAAATATGACTACATAGCATTAGGAGGTATGGTCCCTATTTCAACTAAGGATTTACAAGTATGGCTTGATGACATGTTCCAAAATTACATCTGTGATAAAGATGGGATGCCGAAAGTAAAAGTTCACGGATTTGGAATGACAAGCCTTGTTCTCATGTTGCGGTATCCCTGGTATTCTGTTGATAGCACATCATGGGTAATGGCCTCGCGTATGGGAACCATTTACATACCACGTTTTAAAAATGGTAAATGGTTTTACGATGAAAATTGCTGGAAAATAAGTGTATCTGCAAAATCCCCTAATCTTAAAGATAAAAACAAACACATCTCCACCATGTCACCTAAAATAGTAAAAGTGATTTTAGACTATTTAGAGGATAAAGGGTATCTTCTCGGAAAATCAGAATTTAAAGAAGTCCCAGCAGATTATGAACCCACAGGTAATGAGAGGTGGGCTTGTGCTAAAAAAGAGAGGACAGCGACTGGTAAGGGCCATGTTGAGAATATAATTAAGCCGGGGCTTTGTAATGATTACAAATTAAGGGATGAAGTCAACATTATTTATTTTAAAGATTTACAGGAGGCTCTGCCAGAATGGCCGTGGAAATTAAATCTGCCAAAAGTGAATAAAGGATTTGGAATATGAAAATTTATTTAGCCACCTGGTTATTGGAACCTAGTCAGGGATTATCCCTGACTAATGTAAATGCACGAAATAGACTGATCTCATATTTTCATACCCAGCAAAAAGAAAAATTTTTAAAAAATTATGTTATAACAGGCATAGTAAAATGAAAATCTACCTGGCAGCATCCGCCCCTGGCACTGAACCTGAAAGAACTCTCTCTCTTGCTATCAAAACAAGATTATTATCCTACCATCATATAAAGATGAAACAATTCGCAATTGATCAAATATTCTATAAATTAATCGGAGGAAAAAAGAATGGAAATTAACAGAAAAGAATTACTTGAGGCACTTAATGCGGTAAAGCCCGGACTTGCATCAAAAGAAGTGCTTGAGCAAACAACATCATTTATTTTTCAGAAAAAGAAAATTTATACTTACAATGACGAAATCGCAATTACAACCGATACCCCCCTTGATATTACCGGCGCAATTCCATCCAAAGAGCTGCATGGTATTTTAACAAAAAAATCAGAGGAAGTACTGAATATTGAGGTAGTTGATAACGAGCTTCAAATTAAAGGGAAACGGTCAAAAAGTGGTATCCGCCTCGACGAGGAAATCACCATTCCGATAAAAGAAATTGGTAAGCCAAAAGAATGGAATAAAATACCTGAGAATTTCACACAGGCCTTAAAAATGTGTGTTGGCTCCGCCTCAACTGATATGACAAAGCCAGTACTGACCTGTATTCATCTATTTGAAAATTACGTGGAAAGTATGGATAATCTGAGATTGACTCGTTTTGATCTATCGAAGACAGATGATGACGGAGATTTATTTTTCCCCGACCACATCCTACTTCCTGCCTCCTCTGCCGCTCAATTAATCAACTACACCCCTGTAAAATATAGCCTGACGGATGGATGGATTCATTTTAAGTGCGGAAACAATGTTATTTTTTCCTGCCGTATTCAGGAAGGGGAATACCCAGAAATAGAGCAGTATATTGAATTAAAGAAAAGCGCAAGTTTAAAGCTGCCATCAAACCTAACTGATATAATCAATAAAGCTGCTATATTTGCCTCATCAGATTTTGACTCTGATACACAGATTAAAGTCACTATCAAAGAAAAGAAAATAGTCATCCGTGGTGAAGGAAATACCGGATGGTTTGAAGAATCTGCCAAAATCAAATATGAAGGGAAGCCGGTTACTTGTTACCTTCACCCCGCTCATTTATCCTATATTATATCCCATCTGGATCATTGTGAAGTGAATGAAAACGCTATGAAATTCATCGGCAATGATTTCTGCCATGTTATTTCCATTGAATCTGAATAAATAAATTTCTTAGTTACTCTTAGAAAATAGAATGAAACTACTGATGCGTTTGATGGTATCACCACTGGTTTTACTGAGAATTTTAGCTGCGTACTTCATAGCCAGTCTTGGCACCTGGCTGGTTTGGGTTTTTGATTCAAAATACGACCATGCCTCCGCCATGATTGCAACTGCGGGGATGATAGATTTTTTGAAGAAGTGGCGAGAATAATTCAGCCACGCTTAATATTCCCCGCCGCAAGACTTAAGATATTTGACGTGACAAAAGAAAATAGAATAAAGGATTTGGAATATGATAGAATTACTACATAAAATACTTTCATTCCGTGATAAACGGAACTGGAAACGATTTCATTCTGGAATGTCATTATCACATGGCCTCATGATTGAAGCTGGTGAATTGGCAAGAAATTTTCAATGGAATAGAAGTCCTAACATTGAAAATCTTATTGATGAAATAGCGGATTGTCAGATTTTTTTAATGTATATTGCCCATGATAACGGAATTGATATTAAAAAAGTAGTAGAACAGAAGATAGCCAAAAATGAAATAAAATACCCTGTAAACGGTGCCCTTGAAAAAGAATGGGGTAAATGTAAATGAAGGGGTTTTTCAGCTCTTCTACCATTGAGAAATACAGTGGTGAAAAAAGGACCAGTACTATTGCCGCCTGTGGTAGTTGTGGGATTTATAAAAAATGCAAAAACCCAAAGCTAACGGCAATAGGGAAAGGGAAAAAGAAAATATTAATTATCAATGATTGCGTCTCTGCCAAAGAAGATTACCACGGAACCTACATAATCCCCAATAATATAAAAAAAGCGTTTAAAGATTGTGGGATTGATATTGAAAAAGATTGTAAAGTAATCGCCGCCATTCAGTGTTTTAATGGGGATAGACAAGGTAAGCATTCTTGGTGTTCCTACGCCCAAATAGAGGCCTGTAGGCCCCGAATAATGAAAGAGGTGGCTGAGTATAAGCCACGAATGATTTTTCTTCTGAGCGGGCAAATATTTAAAAAAGCAGAGGACTCAAAATTTGCGGTTGAATCATATTTAGGGCATCGATGGAAAAAAGAACTTGGTGGAGTCCATAAATGGCGAAATCATGTTATCCCAGATCATGAAAATAATTGCTGGGTGGTCCCAACATATAGCCCTCAATATATAGAGCGCCATGCTATTAAAAAGGGGATGGATACAACTGAGATATTTTGGCGGCAGGATATTAGCCAGGCATTAGAGTATCTTGATAAGCCACTACCACACAAATTTGAAACATCCCAAATTGAAGTACTCACCAAAGAAAAAGAAATCAATAGCAGGTTAAACCGTATTTTACAGCTCCAACCATATATTGCTTTTGACTATGAAACAACCGGATTAAAGCCACATAGAAAAGAACAGAAAATATATACTTGTTCTATATGTGATAACCTCGATTCAGCGTTTGCTTTCCCGATGTCCGATGAAATTCTTACTAATTTTAAGGCTATTTTACTACAATGGAGAATTAGAAAGATAGCGGCCAATCTCAAATTTGAACACATATGGTCAAACGTAAAATTAGGCACAAACGTTATGGGATGGTTGTGGGATACAATGTTGACTGCTCATTTAATTGATAACAGAAAAATGATTACTTCCCTTAAATTTCAATCTTTTGTCCGGTTTGGTGTAGAAGATTATGATAGCCACATAGCTCCATTTTTAAAGGCTACTGATAAGGAGGTTGACAAATACGGGGCAAACGGACTGAACCAGATCCACAAAATTGATATGAAGGATTTACTTATATACAATGGAATGGATGCATTACTGGAATACCACTTGGCACTTGATCAAATGGAACGGATGAAAATTGATCCTAAAGAATTTAGATTGCCAACAAGTGAGGGGGTATAAATGCTACTACATCCACAAACAAAACAAGCAAACCAATTACTCCATGAGGGTATCCTTGCTTTTGCCGATTTTGAAATGAACGGTCTAAGGATTGATTTAAAACACTGTAAAAAGTGGGATAAGAAAATCACAAAAAAGATTAAAAAATTAACCACAAAAATTTATAAATCAAAGGAAATAAAAGTTTGGAAAAAGGTGTATAAGTCCGATTTCAATATGGATTCTAACAAACAGTTGGGAACCGTACTTTTTGAGCATTTAGGCTATAAACCTGAGATATACACCACGGAAGAAAAAACAACTCCTAGCGTATCAGAGGCCGCTTTACAGGCGGCAAATATTCCTATTGCAAACCAGCTCCTTGAACTGAGAAAAATTCAAAAACTTCAAAATACGTACCTTGGTAACATTATAAAAGAGACGATTGACGGGTATATCCATCCAATATTTAATTTACATACCGTATCAACTTTCCGCTCAAGTAGCAACAGTATTAACTTCCAAAATCAGCCCAAACGTGATCCAAAAGCAAAGAAAATGATCCGGTCTGCTTTTATTCCAAGAGAGGGACATTGTCTAGGTGGGTTGGATTATTCCGGTGTGGAAGTACGAATTTCTTGCTGTGTCCATAAAGATCCGAATCTAATTGCTGATGTAATTGATCCTAAAAAAGATATGCATCGGGATATGGCAATTGAATGCTTTATGTTGGATGAAAATGAGTGGACAAAACAAGCACGAAATACAGCAAAAAATAAATTTGTTTTCCCAGAGTTTTATGGAAACTGGTTTAAAGCATGTGCCAGAGATTTATGGAATGATATTGAATTATACGGCCTTGTAACAAAAAATGGGACCCCACTCTATGAACATTTAAAAAAACAGGGTATTAAAAATCTCTCTCAATATACAGATTATATTGAGGATGTTGAGGATAGATTTTGGAATGTGCGATACCCTGTATTTAATGAGTGGAAAGAAAAGGTCTGGCATGATTATCAAAAAACTGGCTATGTGGATTTAATTACCGGATTTCGTTGCCGGGAAAAAATGAAAAAAAATGAGGTATTAAACAGGCCAATTCAAGGCCCCGCATTCCATTGTCTTGTTTGGTCAGCAATTGAAGCAAATAGAATAGCTAAAAAAGAGAAATGGAAAACCAAATTAGTAGGGCAAATCCACGATGAATTGACCGTGGATTTTAATGGAAAAGAGATGTCTTATGTACTTGATACCGCCAGCCGTATAATGACAAAAGACATTAGAGAGGCGTTTCCGTGGATCATTATTCCGCTTGAAGTTGAGGCGGAAGTCACCCCTTTAAATAGCCCGTGGCCCACTGCAAAAGGAGTAACAAGGTCTGGTAAATGTAAGTGTGGAAATCGTTGGTGGCATGTGGAGCTATTGGAAAACTCATTTACAAAATGGATCTGCCCTGTTTGTGGAAATTCGGAGTGTAAATAAATATGAAAAAAGCGGCCTGGTTTTGTACTAAAGTTGATAAACATCGTTTAAGTGAAGATGAAACAACGCGCTACATAAAACGGGCACGGCGTGGGAATAGAGCTGCTCGTGATTTAATCGTTCAGGATAATATTTTTTTAGTTATTAAAATCGCGGGGGAACTCAATAAAATTTATCGTTATAAGGGTGAATTTGAGGATCTTGTCCAGGAAGGTTCCATCGGTATAATAAAGGCAATTTCCACTTTTGATTTATCCAGAAATATAAAATTTATGTCCTACGCCCATTACTGGGTACGTGCTGAAATTATTAGATTTATCATTAACAATACAAAGATAATAAAAATTGGGACAACCCAAACCGAAAGGGCCTTATTTTTTAAAGGCAAAATGATAAATGAGATTCTCAGACTACCCCTGCCTGAAAGAGAGAAAGAAATTGCGGAATTAGCAGCAGCATATAATACCACAGTTGATATAATTTGGAGTTTTATCCCCCGGCTAAATAAAGCTAGTGAACGTTCATTTAGTTTAGAATTAGGGGATGATATTCCATCTGAAAAAACAATAGAGGAGTGCCACTGTGAGGAAGAGGAGGCATCATTTTTATTAAAAGCGATATCAACAGCATTAAATAAAAATGAGTTATATGTGATCAATAACCGGTATCTAAAAGATGAAAAAACCTTACAGGAAATCGGGGATGAATTAGGTTTTACAAGGGAACGAATTAGGCAAATTGAAACTAAAGCACTTGGTAAAATAAAAAAACAATATCAATTTTTAACATGGGAGAAAAACAATGCCACTACATATTGATTACCGGCCAGATAATTTAGATGAAATTGAGGGAAATGAAGCAGTTGTTAAAGCATTAAAAAGCAAATTAAAGAGTAAGGACATTCCCCACTCTTTTTTGATAACCGGTCCTAGCGGATGTGGGAAAACAACAATCGCCCGAATCATTAAAACAGAATTAGGATGTAGTGATGATAATTACAAAGAGGTAGATTCGGCAGATTTTAGGGGGATTGATAGCATTCGTGAAATCAGGAAACAAATGAATACCAAAGGACTAGGCGGGGGTATTAAAGTTTATTTGCTAGATGAATGTCATCAGATATCTAAAGATGGACAATCAGCACTATTGAAAGCATTAGAGGACACGCCACCTCATGTTTATTTTATTTTGGCAACCACTGATCCACAAAAGCTATTACCAACTATAAAAACGCGTTGTACGACATATAATGTTGAACCCCTTACCCAGGCCCATATGGAGAAGTTTTTGGCGGAGATATGCGATTCTGAAGCCAAGAAAGTACCAGAAAAAGTACTTGCTCAGATTGCCATGGATTCTATGGGTAGTCCGAGGGCGGCACTTGTCATTTTAGACAAAGTAATCGACATGAAGAAAAAGGATATGGAGGAAGCTGCAAAACAAGCTGCTATACAGGAAAATCAGTCGATTGAGCTATATCAGGCGGTAATTAAGAAAAAGGGCTGGAAAGCGATTTCTGCTATCATAAAAGGGCTAAATGAAGAGCCTGAGACAATCAGAATAAAAGGAATGTTTTATTTTGAAGCTGTGTTGCTAAATAGTGGACAAGAACGGATGTTTGATATTTTGGAATGTTTAAATAAACCAATATATAATGAGCCAAAGCGCCCTCAACTATCCATGATGTTTTTTGATGCATCCTCATGTTAAGTATAAAATAATTAAAATAAACCTTGTTTTTATTTTAAATTGCTATATAATAGTAATCAAGAGGTAAGGGAAATTCAACAATAACTAAAAACAAGGAGAACTACCATGAAACTTTACGCTTATGACCCCAACACGATGGAAGTTTTGGCAATCGCAAATGGAGAAACCAACGAAGAATGTGAATCCAAAATGAACGAAGCCGGATTTCCTGACGGTGACGAGATCGGTTGGACTTACTCTCCGGCCTTTGGAGCGGTTGACGGTTTGGTAGAAACTGACGATGCCAAGGAAATCGAGTAATGGTTGAGGCCAAAAAGAGCCGGGGTAATAATGTTGACCCGGCTCACTCAAAGAGAACGCCCGCCGGGTAGCGATAAAAATACGCTGGACGGCGGGCGAAATTGAAGAGGTCAAGGTAGCGGCGGAACGGGCCGGCGAGGATGTTTCCTCTTTTATTCGGGTCGCTGCCCTTGACCGTTGCCGTAAAATCTAACGCCAAGGGTAACTTGCCTTTTGGCTACCACAAACTTGATAAGGAGCAATGGGATGAATCAACCACATGATATTGACGAAGCCGACGGCCAAAAGGTCAACGTTGGCCCGTTTGTTAGCGGCTTTGAGGAGTTATTTAATGCCCTGAAAGAATCACTTGAACATGACGTTTCATGGTGGCGTATTATCGGATTTGTAGATGAACCGAAAGGAGACTGCCAACCGAGCGATTGCAAATATTTTGAATACGAATTTTGTGACCAGAGATGCGGCGGGCCGGATGGGGATATGTGTGATGGCGACATCTATTTTCCACTCCCTGATGGCAGATTTCTGATGGTGAATTATTGCATCTAACGTTAAGGGTGAGCCGACCGGGCCACCCAACAAGGCAAAAACCGCCAGCGTTCCCCCGGTCGGCTCTACCCGCTTGTTATGCACTTTTGGAGTTATTGCAATGGCAAATTGGGATAAGCGATTCCTTGACCTGGCCCAGCATATTGCTGGATGGTCAAAAGATCCATCGACACGGTGTGGGGCTGTTGTCACAGATGGGAAGCGGATAGTTAGCATGGGTTTTAACGGATTTCCACAGGGTGTTGGAGATACCAGCGAGCGACTGGACAACAGAGAGACAAAATACCGTCTTGTGTTACACGCCGAACAAAACGCGTTGTCATTTGCGAACCGTGATCTATCAGGCTGCACAATCTATGTCTACCCTATGCCTCCATGTTCCAGATGTGCGGCCCAGATTATCCAGGCTGGAATTAGACGAATAGTCACTCAGCGTCCTGATGCTGATAAGTTGGAACGGTGGCAGGAAGATTTTGAGTTGGCCAACGAAATGTACCGGGAAACCGGTGTTGATTTTAACTACCTGTAAGGAGAAGACATGACCCCTGAACGATTTCAAGAAATAGTCAAAGAACTGCAAGTCAAGACCACCGATGTCTTGACCAAGAAAGCGATGGAGTACAGCAGAAACGGCGAAAGGTTCCACAATTTTGTCGTGGCCGGTCGCCGTTTAGGGTGTGACCCTATACAAGCTCTTATCGGCATGAAAGAGAAGCACAGTGTTTCCCTGGTTGACATGCTGGAAGATTTGAAGGACGGGAAGCTGCCAACCATTGCTATGCTTAATGAGAAGTTCGGTGACGAAATCAATTATCTGATCCTTGAATATGCCATGTTCAGAGAGAGGATTGACGCTTCCCCAAAAGGTGCCGAAGCGGGTACATAACGATAAAGCTCACCTGAAACATGGGAAACGAAACTATGATTGAAATGACGAAAACACCCACCGTGATGGAACAAAGAGCAGCAGCCCCATGTTTTCAGGTGAAGCGCCTGGTTATGCCAAAAACACGGGGTTACACCGAAGCCCAGGCCATTGCAGGAGGGATGCACTATTCTGACGATAAGCACTGCCCCGAGTGTGGGTGCCCATGGTACGGCAATAAAAACATGCTTGGTGATGGATCAAGGGTGTGTTGCGATTGCTATCAAGATTGGTGGACAGATATTGTTTATACTATGGTGGCAGAAAGGCGAGAACTACCCGAGGCATAACGGCTTGATAACCCGACCGGGCCATTGAAGCCGCCCGGGAGGCCACCCCGAATTGCCCCGGTCGGGTTTATGAAATTGTTATGCAAGGAGAAGAATATGGCAAGGGCACGATTACATATCATTTGTGGGAATTGTGGGTGCAATGACGAGTGGAAATTGATTTTATCTCGTGACGGGGATGATATTACCAAAGAAGACCCTGAGTTTGAAGATGCAGCACGATTGCTATGCCGTAATTGCTCCACATTGCACAATCTGAAAGATTCGGCAAAAACGGTAGAGATTTTATAGGAGCATAACGCTTTAACTCAGCGGCGGGCCAAAAGCGGAGGCTCAAAGCGCAAAAGTTATTCCCGTCCGCTGGAGTGCTTTGTTATGCAAAATTTTGTATTTGTTTATGCCCTTAACGGTGATTACCGCTGTCTCGGAATTGATGCAGCACAGACAACCGGCAAGCAATTAATAAAAGAGGGCTGGAAGCACACAGCCACGTTAAATCCTGAAACATGGATGGAATTTTTTCTTAATGGCGACGAAACGCGAAGATTTGAAGCGATTGAATCTATCTCTGCATAACAGTGTCAATAAGTGGAAAACTTCTACATATCACGATATTAAACGTTAAAAGTGGAAAATATAACAGGGTGTTATCAGGGATAATAGTCAAGTTAATACCCACACATTTTTAAACCAGGCATAGCTTTTCCATGCTGAGCTATCCGTTGGGCACGGTGCTGACAATAGTGTCGGTGGCCTGGTTTATTTTTAAAGAGGGAGAAACTTATGGTAAATAATGGAAGTATAGCTATCTATAGGGGACCAGTAACTATACAAAGCGATCATACTGAGGTAAACGACTACTGGAAAGAAAACGACATAGAGAAGCCACAGCAAGTAGTGGTCTGTGCCGCTTGCAGGAGGGGTGATTTGATTATTGCCGGGGCCAGACATTTTGATAAAGTTATGCGATCCCAACTTAACCATATTTCTGTAAAACCACATGGTGAATGGGAAGAAGGTTTTATTGACCAATTTGGTGATTTCCTTACCCGCGTTGAAGCGATGAAAGTTGCTCTTGCCGCTGGTCAGAAAATTGATTTTAAAAGAAATGGTGACAAGGAAAAGCTTTATAGCGAAGGGCTTTATTAAAGGAGAGAAAATGAAAATAGAAGTAATATTGGCTTGTATTTTGCCGTACTTGTAACTTTCTTAATTGCGGTGGCATTATGCGAATATGGCCATAAAAATACAATCAAAAAAGCCTACAACGAGGAGGTGTGCCGAGGCGATCACCTGTATTATAAAGGTCTAGGAATAAAACTCACAGATTACGGTGCGCCGATAAGATGTGATGGAACGACTACCGATCTTGAGGAAACAAAATAAACTTTTTCATAATTATTTTTAGGGAACTTAGTATAATATATAAATGAGATTAAAAATGAAATGAAATTGTATACGCATGAAAGTAAAGAAGATCCTAGAAATTGTGTCATTGTTTTGGCGAACGATAGAGAAATTGCTAAAAGAATGATACGAGAACAATTAAACCAAATAGGAGCAAAAAAAGAAAAAATAAACATAACTCAGGCGGTAAAACCTAGTAGGCAAATGGTTGTCTACGCAAATAAAGGAGAGGGAAAGAAACAATGGATGAAAGAAATTATGAACAAGATATCTCAATTGATGTAAATAGTCTTGATCTCGAATGGAACCAGCAAGCATTTATTTTTGGGTATTACTCAAAACAACTTGCAAAGGCTATTCGCAATGTGAATCGTGTTTGGGAAAAATTAAAAATCCGCCGGTCTGAATTAATTCAGGAATGCAGAGAAAATGATCCTAAAGCCTCCGCCCCAGTAATGGAAGCATACTACCGCACGAATGAAGACCATCAAAAGCTAAAGCAGGATTTGTTTGATGCTGAATATGAAAGGGATATTCTTCAAAATGCCGTATATGCCCTTAATCATAAAAAAGCGGCATTGGAAAAGTTGGTTATTCTCCACGGGCAGTCCTATTTTGCCGGTCCTGTAATTCCAAATGATATTAATCGTACGTGGGAAAAGCAAGCAACCCCTGAAAAACTTGAGGAACGCAAAGAAAAACGAGCAAAGCGAAAAAGAAGTTAAATGGAACCCATTAAATTTTACATAGCGGCAATTATTGTTCCGCTTATCCTGTACCACGTTGTACGACTGATTAGTAGGGCGTGGCACAAAGAAAAATTCAAAATGCAATTGGAGGTATTACAGTATGGCCAAAGCAAAGAAAGTGGATCGGAAAGAAGCAAGACGGCTGAAAGCAGAGGCGCGAAGGAAACGCCGTGAAAAACGGGAAAATAGAGGAGGTAGCAGCCTTTATAAAATTTCAGGGGGTGCCGAATACCTTGAGTTGAAAGACCGGATGAAACTTGATTTTATCCCGTTTATCGACAAAGAAGGAAATGTTCAATACACATTTGAATACATGATGCACCGTGAAGTTGGTCCGGAGGAGGTACGGGTTGTTTGTCCTAAAACATTTGGTCAGCGGTGCCCTATTTGTGAGGAAGTCGCTATGTTGTCCAAGAATTATAAGGAGAACAAAAAGACCATTGAGGCCCTACGGGCGAAATCACGCAATCTCTATAATGTTATTGACACAGAGGATCGTGATAAGGGTGTTCAATTCCTTGATCAAAGTTATTTTCTTTTTGAGAAGCAGCTTGAGACTGAGCTGGAAGAGTACGGGGATGAGAGCCCAGAAATCGACTTTGATGATCCGTCAGGCGGAATGACTGTTGCCGTCCGTTTTGAGAAAAAGAAATTCAGTGATAATGAGTATTTTGAAGCTGACCGGATTGACTTTATTGAACGTGATGAACAGTATGATGATGATATAATTGAGCAGGCTATTAAGCTCGATACCATCCTGATTGTCCATGAATATGAAAAACTTGACGCCATTTTCCAGGGGATTGATACCCCTCATGAAGATGAAGAGCAAGAGGGGACAGAAAAAAAGGATAAAAAAGAGCCGGAACCTGAACCTGAACCTGAGGAAGAAGAAAAACCAAAACGGAAGCGAAATAAAAAAGAGCCGGAACCTGAACCTGAACCTGAGGAAGAAGAAGAGGAAGAGAAAGAAAGTAATCCCTGTCCAGAAGATTTCACTTTCGGCGTTGACTTTGGTAAGTATGACGAATGTGAAGATTGTTCAGAAGCCAAAGAGTGTAAAAAGGAGAAAAAACGGCTGAAAAAGAAATAAACAACCTTTACTTATAATTGATTTAAAACAACCCGCCTCTGGCCTTGCCATGCGGGTTAAGGCCGTGCGAGGTAATAGTTTTGAAATTCTTTTTAATTATTTCAAAATGAGGTGCCAAAATGATACAGGCCGGAGAAAGACCGGCAACTAACTAATCACCCTGAGTAGTAGGTATGGAACTAGAACAGCAGTATAGACTAGTGATGTGATATTGCTCAGGGTGATTTTTCAATTTATAAGGAGGGTATAAAAATGAATTTCACCGCTGATAAACTTATTGCCGCTTTTGATAATTGTGAAAGTTCAGCAAGCTTTGAAATAGACGAAAATACTTTTGCAAAATTACGAACAATAAAAGATGGGGCTGGTCATTATATTATGCCGGGGTGTCTTATTTTTTTTAATTTACCAATAAAAATAGCAATTACAAATGAGGAATTATTTTGTCTACGTTATGACTTCAGTGATGGTACATTCATTCGTAAGGATATGCTTGCTGAACTACGTAAAATTGAGAATCAATAAGTAATCAGAAAGACATAAAGCCACGGGAGGCAAGTCACTATGAAAAAACATTGTAGAGAATGTGAAATGAAGGAAGTAGTCGCCATCATCAATAATCTCCCACAAATAATTATCTGTAATCTCGATGGAAAAACCAAAGCAGCAAATCAATTCTGTGACCAGGAAGGGGAAAAATAATCATGGTAAAGCGTTCTAAAATAGTTGATCAAATTGTTGAAACCTCAAATAAACCAATCAAAAGAGAAAATTCCAAAATCAATAAATCCCACCTTCTCCCGACCGGCTCCACTCTTCTTAATCTCGCTGGTTCTGATTCCCGGCATGGGGCAATGATCCCTGGACACTTATATAATTTCATCGGTGATAGTAGTAGTGGAAAAACACTTGTCAGCCTTAATTGTTTAGCAGAGGCAAATATTAAGCCGTTTTTTGATGATTACGATTTCCACTATGATGATGTGGAAAGGGGGTGCGGTTTTGATATCGGAATGATGTTCAGTGAATCCCTTGAAAAACGCTTACAAGTCCATCACAGTGATACCATTGAGCAATGGCAGGATAATATGACGGAGGTGGTGGCGGAAGGAAAGCCATTTATTTACATCCTTGATTCATATGATGCCCTTGATTCAGAAGAGGCGGAAAAGCAAAGGGAAGCTGAAAAGAAAGCCCGTGACAAAGGAAATGTGGTAAATGGTTCATATGGAATGGCTAAGACCAAAAAGACCCACGCCTTATTCCGCGATATTGTTGATAGCCTCGACGAAATGAATTCCATCCTAATAATCATTTCCCAAACAAAAGATAATATTAATCCGATGTCATTTAAGAAAAAAACTAGGAATGCGGAAAACGCTTTAGAGTTTTTTAGTTCCCAGTGTATCTGGTTTGCTATGGCAGGCAAGGAACCCTCTAAAAATCGCATTATAGGCACGAAAACAAAAGCTAAGTACGATAAGAACCGTCTCACAGGAAAACGCCGTGAGGCTCAATTTTCCATCTTTAATGAGGATGGAATTGATGACCTGAGTTCATGTATTGAATTTTTGTTAGAAGAGAAGTGGTGGAATACTCGGAAATTAACTATCCTGGCAACAGAATTTGATATTGAAGCCACCAAGGCAAAACTAATTCAACATATTGAAGAGAATAATCTGGAGGATAAATTACGAAAGATTACCGAAAAATGCTGGGTACAGATTGAGGAATCCTTAAAGCGAAATAGGAAGAAACGCTATGCTTAAAAGATGGTGGAATTTATTGATGAAGGGCTTTACCGAGCAGGGGAGTGAAATAGATTTATTTGTCAGTTTGTGTATTGGTATGCCAATATGGTTATGTTTTGCTGTTTTAGTATGGATCATATTGGATTGTGCTGTAAATTTTTAAAAAAAATAACAAAGGAGAACTACAATGGATATTACCGCCGAATTACAAGCAGTGATCACAAAATCATTACCGGAGGCTACTGCTAACGAAATGAAAAGGTTTATTGAGGAAGCAAATGCCACATCAATAAATTTAGAGAAAGCAAATTATAAGATTGAAGAATTAAATTCACATGTTCAAAAAATGGAAAAGGAAATAAATAGGCTTAAAACCTTTGAACAAAAAGACGTTGATTTACAGATGAAAGAAAAGGCACTCGCCGCTAAAAGCTTAGAACTTGAAGAAAAAGAAAGAAATCAAAAAATGGCTATCCTTGAGACAAAATTAGATATGGTAAATAAAGGGCAGGAGCAAATTGTGCGACTTGTTGAAAAAGTGTTTGGACACCCTTCCGTGACAGTATCAACAAGCCGTCAGGTCCAACAAAGGGTGGATGAGTATGGAAATCCTAGGTACCTCCCAACTGAGTATTTAAATGATAGTACAGTAACCACCCAAAGTAAGGATTAAATTTTTATGCAACAATGTTCAAGATGCCATAGTTTTGCTTTAAATATCGCCCCTAAATCAGGGCTTTGTGATGTATGTTACTACAAATACCCTCTATTAAATTTATTGGCAATTTTACATCGTGATGGAGGACATTACACTGAAAAACATGGGGTTGATAAATCGGTAAAGGTGGCAATGAAAAAAGCCTCTAATTTAGTTGTAAAATAAAAGGAGATAAACATGAAAGACACGATACTGATTGAATTAGCAGCACGATGGGAAAGGGAAGCTGTTACACCTGATTGCCTGGATGTATCAGAAGAGGATGCAATAGGTGATTATATAGAACAGGGAAACCGGAAAGCGAAAAGAGAATGTGCTGATACTTTAAGAATACTTGTCTCGATGCTTGGTGATTCATAATGAAAAGAAGGCCAACCGCCACGTTATATATGGGAATAGATTTATCTCTCAGGGGAACAGGAATTTCCATTATTGATAAAGATAAAATAGTAAATCAATTTCTCATTTCCACGACACCAAAACAGGTGACAGAGGGACGGCTAATTGAGATTGGTGATACCATTAAAAAAATACTCAAAAAATATCCCCCCATTTTAATTAATATTGAGGGGTTGGCATTTGGGGCGCGTGGGCAAAGAATGTTTGAACTCGCCGGATTGCACTATTATATCCGTATCATGGTTAAACAGTTGGAATATCCCTATATTGTTACTCCGCCAACAGAAGTGAAAAAATGGGTTACGGGGAAAGGGAATTGCAATAAGGATGTAATGCTCATGAAAGTGTTTAAAAAATACGGAATTGAATTTACTGATAATAATTTATGTGACGCCTTTTGTTTAGCACGATACGGGGAGTTTATCAATGCGAAGAGGTAAGCCGAGGCAAAGAGGATTGCCAGCAACAGGTAAAAAAGTATTGAAATGGTATCATCGAAAAAAGAAATTTCCACCTGACGATGAAACTATTTCTTGCGCTGTCTGGTATGCATTTTTTAATAAGCACCAGTATGTTGATGCTAAAACATTACGGGCAATGTATAGCAATTTAATACTGATGCCTGAGCTAAGACATGATAAAGACGATCCACGGACAAATCAACTATCACCATTATATACCGACCATTGGATGATAATTCCCCCGCCAAAGGAGAAGAAATGAAATGGCGAAATTCACAACAAATAAAAAGTACGCTAAGAATCCATTCCCAAACTATCTAAAAATTAAGATTGATTTAGTTGAAGGGAAAATGGCTTATAAAATTTATCTATTTGATGAGAAAAATAAGTGTGAACTCGATCATGTTGTATTCCGTTTCAATTACCCATTTAATAAAAAACATGCTATTAAAAATGCTGAAAGGTACAAAAGTCAATTAATAATCAATTGCTGTTAAAACCAACCAGGGAGGAAGTAAAATGTATTTAGGCGATAAAGTAAAAGATGTAATCGCAGGATTTGAAGGGGTTGTTGTAAGTTACACCAAGTATCTACATAACAGTGATACAGTAGGTGTTAGAAGCCAAGAATTAAAAGATGGCATGCCACAGGATCTTGTATGGTTTGATACCCCTCAGTGTGAAGTTATTCAGGAAAAAGCAGTGCCATGCCTACTACCACTACCGGAATGTAATATTACGCTAGGAGATTTAGTACAGGATACTATCACAGGGTATAAAGGCGTTGTTATTGGTATTACTCATTGGATCAATGGTTGTGTGAGAATTGGAATACAGTCAAAAGACAGAGATAAAGATAATTCACCAGCACAACAAGAGTGGCCTCCCGCTGGACAAATTGAAGTAATCAAAAAAGTGAAGGAAGAAAAAGCCCCTGTCAGAACCGGTGGCCCTATGAGTCCACCAAAACAACAAGCAAACCCAAAATTTTAAATATTTTTCATAATTATTTTAGTACTGCTTAGTATAATAGAGTGGTACTAAAATAATATGAATTTTATAAAATGTTTCTCGATGGAATCTAAACATGATACAATCAATTGAAATAAATAATTTTCAAAGCCATAAAAAAACTGAGTTGGTATTTAGCCCCGGTGTCAATTGTATCCTTGGTACCTCTGACAGTGGTAAAACAGCAATATTACGTGCCCTGAATTGGGTAACTAATAATCGCCCTGGTGGTGATGCTTACCGCTCATATTGGGATGGGGATACAGAAGTCGCTGTAAAGGTCGCTGGAATTACAGTCACAAGAGCGAAACATAAAAATGGAATTGGTGATAATAATTTCTATTCCATTTCCACTTTGGATTCCCATTTAACCGGATTCGGACAATCTGCCCCGGATGCTGTAAATGAAATCCTCAATATGGGGACCATAAATATTCAGGCCCAACTCGATGCCCCATTTATGTTAAGCAGTAACGCCGGGGAAGTCGCCAGACAATTAAATCAAATTGCTAACCTGCAAATAATTGATACAGCACAAACCAATATTAAATCCGCTGTAAAGAAAACCAAATCACGTAAATCATATGTTGAAGATGATATCGAGGCAAAACAGAAAAAGCTCGATGAAATGAAATGGTTGGATAATTTTGAAATAGATATTCAAGCGGCTGAAATTATCCAAAATGAAATAGATAAAATAGAGGGAAAGCAGAATAGTTTAGCCCCTATTATCTCTCAATGTAAAGAAACGCAAAATTCCCTTGATTCCTATAGGCAAATCGAGACTGTAAGCAATGAAATTAAAAAAGTAGAGGCATTATATACTGAATTAGAAAAGGGCCTTAAATCGCAAAATTTAGGACAGTCATTAGTTGATTCCATTAAGGCGGCAAAGAATAAAAAGAAACAGGTTAAAAAATTAGTCTCGTTGGATATTCCCCTTACTGAATATCTGGAATTGAAAAAGCAGATGGAAGAGCAAGAGGATCAGGAATATAAACTAAGTGGATTGATAAAATCTGCCTATACAATCCATAAAACAATTAAAACTAAAGTGGCAGAAATTGAAACGGCTGAAAAAGAGTTTCATGAGTTGATGCCAGAGCAATGTCCATTATGCGGCAAATGAGATTATGATTACCGCAAAAATCCCAATAACAAATAAACCAGGAATGAAAAAATTAAATTCCATCACCAGGATAATACAGGAACCTTCTATATACGTACAGTGGTGTTATCTGCTGAGGAATTAAACGCTTTTGAACAGGAATGTATTAATCGGTATAAAGGAGGGAAATAAACAATGGCTGAGCATGTGATTATTAAAAAAGAGGAATTATACGTACTTGATTTAGACCCCGCTGAAATAGCAGAGAAACGAGGGCTAAAAGTAGTATACCCAAAACCAAATGAATTTCAACTTGATATTGATTCCCAAGAAAATATGGACAATTTCTACTGCCGTATAAATGATATAGAAAAATTAGGATTTGATATCCGTTTTAAAAGGACGAAATCAAAAACAGAAGGAAATTATCATATTACTGCCTCTATAGATGGGATAGATGAACTTTCCGAATGGCAAAGAATTGCGTTACAATTTATGTTTGGCTCAGATTATAAAAGAGAAGTATTTAATGGCTTACGACAGTTATTAAATATATCACCGATTGACAGATACGAAATGGTAATGACATGGGGAAAGTATCAAGGGAAAACAATTGAAGAAATTCCCAGTGGTTATTTACTATGGATACGTGATGAATCGGATTGTGGTGATGAATTACGTGATGCTGCCGCTGCTGAACTCGATTTTAGGACAAAGCATAAAACACATTTTCGTAAACGTGGGGGAGGACGCAAGATAATGGTAATGGAAAGATATCACCTAGATAAGTTTGAATTATTACTCAGTAGGGTATATAGGCACAAGTATAGAGCGAAATTTGCCCGGCGGTGGATATTTTACGCCGTCACTGATTTACAAAATATGATACGTGAGGCCGGAGGTAGATTCTTTTCAAAAAAAGAATTACTTCAAATGACCTATGCTGAATGTATTATAAATTTCTACCCTAATGGAATTACAATGGAGCGTACTAAATAATAGGAAAAAACATTCAATGAAACGAAAACAAACTAAACCAACTGCTATACTATGTGGTGATATTCATTTGCGAGAAGATACACCTGTTTGTCGTCTGGATGAATATGAAAAAGCAATGTGGAGTAAAATAGATTGGCTATCCGATCTACAGAAAAAATATGATTGCCCTGTTTTAGATTCCGGCGATCTATTCCACCGATGGAAACCAAGTCCGTATTTACTCAGTAAAGCAATCCAACATCTCCCAGATGAATTAGTGACAGTACCAGGAAACCACGACCTTCCACAACATAATCTTGAAATGGTAGGAAAATCCGGTTTAGCTGTTTTATCAAGTGCTACTGCCGCTAGTGTGTTTATGCACGCTATGGCATTTGTATTTAGAAAAATTAGGGTGTATGGGTGCCCCTATGGCGAAATACCAGAAGAACCAGCAGATGTGCTTATCTGGCATGTAATGACATATCAAGGTAAAAAACCATGGCCGGGTTGTAAAGATATGAGTGCCAAAGGAATCCTTAAAAAATATCCGCAATACAAACTAATCCTGACTGGGCATAATCATATTCCATTTGTCGAGGAATTGGATGGAAGGTTGCTTGTAAACCCCGGATCAATGATGCGGATGAACGCTGACCAGGTAAACCATAAACCACGTGTTTATTTATGGTATGCTGAAACAAATACAGTTGAGCCAGTTTATTACCCAATTGAGGAGGATGTTGTAACAAGGGGGCACATTGATGTGGTTGAAAATAGGGATGAACGGCTTGACTCATTTATTGAGCGGTTAAATACTGATTGTGAAATAGATTTAAGTTTTACGAAAAATATGGAAGGATTTATTTCCGGCAATAAAGTAAAAAAATCAATTAAAAATAAAATATGGGAGGCCGTCGATGGCGAGCGTTGAACAAAAATTATTAAGTCTCAAGCAGAAGATTGAAAGCGCCAAAACGGAAAAATCTAAACTTGATGGTGCAATGGAATCTCTGAAAAAAAGATTGCTGGATGAGTTTGGTTGCAAAACCGTTAAACAGGCAGAAAAGAAAATTGAGGAAATGAAAGAGAAATTAAAAAGTCTAAATAACGACATCCAAGAAAAACTCAAATCCATCGAAGAAGAGTATGGGGATTTATTATGATTGCTGAATACCTTAAAAAACTTGAACAGTTAAAAGGGCAACGGAAAGAAAAACAAAGTGAATTGAAGTCCCTTAATGCTGAACTGAAATCTTTAATAATTGATTTAGAAGAGTATGAGGAGGCACAGGTAATCATTCAACAGGTGGCCAGAATGACACAACAGCAACTTGAATACCGGGTATCTGAAATCGTTACTCTTGCCTTGTCAGCCGTATTTGAAGACCCCTATAAATTTGAAATTGAATTTATTGATAAACGGGGGAAAACAGAGGCGGAAATATGGTTTGTCAGAAATGAAGAAAAAATTAAACCAATTGATGCCTCCGGTGGTGGTGTAGTGGATATAGCAAGCCTGGCTTTACGAATCGCCCTATGGAACTTACAAAAACCAAAAACCAGGAATGTATTGATTTTAGATGAACCATGTAAATGTTTGAGTGCTGATATGCTGGATAAGGCGAGCCTAATGATTAAGGAAATTAGCCAGAAATTAGGATTACAAATAATCATGGTAACTCACTCTGATGTACTGGCAGAGGCGGCGGATAAAGTGTTTTATGTCAAAAAGAAGAATAATGTTTCTGTTTGTATTGAAGGGTAGATGAGATGTTTAAACAATATGATGAATACCTCTATAGGTATGAGGATGCTACTTACTCCGGTGGATTTGATGAATATGGGGACTATATACCAGGATCATCAATACTAAAAGTCGAGCTAAGGGAATACGGAATTATAAAACGAACCCCAAAAGGTGCTTGGATAGATTATTACGGGGATAAAAAGTTTGTCCTTCTTACAGCAAGGAAGAAGTTTGCATGTAATACAATAGAAGAGGCGAAGGAATCGTTTGTAGCACGTAAAAATAGGCAATTACAAATTCTTGAAGCACAGCTTAATAAGTGCAAAAGTGCTTTGAGGATTATTGACAAAGAAAAGGGAGACTATGATTCTTCTGAAATTGAAATATAGAATACGATTTTACTATAAACAGGCAATGTATTTTATTGGTATTTGCCCACATTGCTTTTCAAAGCTATCTTTTGGCCGTAATGGAACCCCTATTTGTACGGCCTGTTCGAAACGATAAGGAGTAGTTTATTATGTGTGAAAAACGAGTAGGTAAGTGGGTGGTTGAATCTATTTTTGAATTTATGCTTTTATATTCCGTCATTATAACATGGGTGTTTGGAACAGTTCTAGCGCCTGGATGGTTAAAAATAATAGCCTTTACCTTCCCACCATATGCCTGGTATCTAGTTGCTGAAAAAGTATCACAAATTAATGGATGGATTTAAAATGGAACTTATAAGTTGTAGCCAATGTGGTGTTGTTCTAGATAAAAGCAAAATTATATTCCCTTCCATTTATGATCATGATACGCAAATGGTTATTAGCACTAATGCCGTATGGGATGGTGATGAATATAAATCTAAAATAGACTGCCCTGTTTGTGGTGCTGATGTTATTGATGAATAAATTAAGGGGAAGTATAATAGAATAGGAAAAATTAATAATAATCGAGTTTAGCAGTGACAGGTCTCGAACCTGCATCGCCCGCCTGAGTTTTGTCTCATCGGGCGTTTTACCAATTAAACCACACTGCTCAGGTTCAGCACCGTTCTAGAATAATACTAAGCCTGTTTTTCATGTTGTCTTTTATAAATCTTCGCCCCTATCGTATCAACTGAATTATAATAGGTAACAGCACGATACAATCTAAGACATTTCAACAATTCATTCTTTGACCCCTTCTGAATTATAGCAATAAGATTATGAAGAAAAATAGAATTGCTTTGATGGAAATCATCCCATGAACCATCTGAAAATTCCCATGACATATCATGGAAAAAGCAAGCGGCACTAATTACCAACATGTACACTGTTTCAGGAACAAGTTTTTGCCCTATTCCTTTGCCAGCACCGCAGAACGCCCCAAAATCTTCTATTGTATTAGTAGGTAATTCGATACCAGTAGGACCGATTAAAGTGATGGGGGTTCCGTCCTTAAATTTCAGGTAGTATTTTTGAGTATCCATTTACATGCCTCTTATGACAGGAACCAGAATTTTACCCATTGTGATGCCAATGTTCAAAGCATCCATTACCAAAGCTGCTCTATCCACTGTTTCTGGATTCTGTTTCATAAGTTCAAATCGGTTGGCCAGGAATGTTGCATTCCTATCAAAATTTTCTAATTGCATTCTATCGATAGTATTGAACTTTTCCTTATTTCGGTTTAGAACTTCCTTTCCGAGAAGGTAGTTTGTGCGGGAGTAGTTATAAACCTGCTCAAGTGATTGCTGGCTTATTGTGATGGAATTCATATCGAGACTTGCCCACCCTTCCACTATTTCAATCATGGAATTTAAGTTATTATCCACCGATACCAGCAATACACGATCCTCTTCTGAAATGGTATCCAATTTATCCTTGGTAATCTGTTTGATTTCAGAATAAGCGTAGGCAAGTTGGGTAGCGGAACTTATAAATTGTGCTGAATCCATAACTACTTGTGTACTGGTGGGGGTACAACGTACCGCCCCAATCAAAGCCATAAACATCACCAAAATCATCGCTGCTTTAGTTTTCATCTTAACTTTCTCCCTTATTTTAATTTTAATGAGAAGTGGCCAGGATCGCCCGTACCACCACGTAATTTATAATTCCCACCCCACTCCACTCTATAACCTAATCGCCCCGCTACGGCGATAATATGAGACGCTAGAGCGTTAAACGCATATGCATCCTCCCATAGATAATTTTTTATTTCAGATGAATACGGGGCAATATCAATACCAAGTGACCATGGCTTATTTCCAATCATTACATTATGATCGGATTCCCCCCACCTAGCATTTGATTTTCCATCCATAAATGCTTTATCTTGATCCCACTCATTCCTCCATCCACAAACAATCCCAAAATCACAGGGGCATTCAGAATCGTTTGCTGCTTCAATCATTATTTCAGACCATGCTGGATGGCAGGTTGCTAATCTCTTTTTACTTGTACTTCCAAAATAAACTTTTGGCATTACCAAAACCCTCCTTCCTTTGATGTCCAGCACCACATATTGATAAATGGTTTCCCAGTAGTTTGCATCGGAGCACATGTCTCTTTATCATAAAAACAAGTGTCACAATAATTGATGTCATACCTATAACATCGTTTGCCCGGATAATAATATTTAGGGCACGTTGCCTCGTGCGGGCACCCGATACATGTATTTTCCATCAGACTAAATGAAGTACTTTAAAGCACATGGTAAACAATTCATTTATGTGCCCTGTTAAAATTAATGTGCCGGTAATGATTCCGACACCAAGCCATACTTTAAGAAATGTTTTTCCTATTTTTTCATGTTGGCCTAATTTACCTGTTTTGTGTTCTTCAATATCTTTTTCAATTCTATCAAATCTTCCGGAGCCATCTTTTAATAGATTTGACCCCTCCTGTAGCCCTGAGACGCACTCCACTATCGTCTGCTTTATCTCAGCGAAGGAGGATGAATATTGATCCATGTTCTTTTGCATTGTTTGAAGTTGCAAATTAATTAAATCAAATTGCCCTCTTGTAACTGCCCCTAATTCAACTACCGTAGTACATGGACATTCAGTGTTCTTCCGGCGTTCTTTGAAATGTTCGTTTGGCATTACGCGTGTCCTTTTATTTTATGCCATCCGTATTATGCTGACGGCTGTGTTTTTATATTCCACTGTGAAATTATTTGCTGTTCCCCTATAAAAACCAAATAAAATGGTGGCCCCCGCAGAAACGGTTATTATAGTGCTTCCGTAGACGCTGCCCTGCCCGCCTGCGGCTACGTTTACAGACGGTTCGATCTCTCCGCTATCATATGTCGTTGTCCCGGTTAGAATCGGTATTAAGTAATAAATATCAGCAACAGATGATGTATCAAGAACCCTAGCACTTACGGTAATTTGATATGTCCCAGCATTGACAAATGTAAACACTCCGCTCGACAGCGTAATGTTAGATGTTGATATCCCAGTAGTATCAAATAGTATTGTAGGCACTGGCCATGTTGCTCCAGTAACCCCCGTTTGATTAGCAGACATTGTGTATCTGCCAAAATTCGAGCCTATAACATTTGTGCCAATCGTTAAACCGGCAAAAGTGGGTGTCCCAGTCGTGCTGACATCTTGGTTGATCTTAAAGTCTGCACCAAATTCTGCTATTATGCCACTTGTCGTCGGCTTAAAATATAGATTACTTGCAGTAGCATCTGTCGCTGCCTTGAGGTTTACAGTCCCACCAGACGAAGGGACAAGACCAACACTTCCACCTGTTCCAGTTGAAACACCCTGTGCTTTTAGCACCTGCGTACTGTTATTATATGTTAAATTAGCAGTAGACTTAGTAGGGATATTTCCTGCCCCTAAAGCCATTAGAACACGGTAAATAGTACTCTCACCGCCCGTGGTGGCAACCGCTATGTTCGTGGCATTAGTGGCAGTACCAGATGTAGCAGC